CCCGCCGCATCTGCGGGAGGAGGCGCAGCACTTCATGCGAAAGAGCCCTGTACTCACCGTCTGGTGGATTCTGGCCGAGACCTACCCGGAAGAGTTTTGGGTCCAGCAACGGCTCGCCTGTGCCGTAATGGAGCGCTCGCTGAGGAAGCAGATCGAGCAGATCGAACGGGCACTCAGGCAGCCAGCAACGGCGATCGAGGGGCGGGAATGCTGATGCTAGATCTCTTTAGCGGCCTGGGAGGTGCAAGCCGCGCTATGAAAGAGCGCGGTTGGGAGGTGGTGATGATAGATAATGATCCTGCTCGAAAGCCAGACATTTTGGCTGATATTCGTGACTGGCAATGGAGCGGAACACGCCCTGATCTCCTCTGGGCAAGCCCACCCTGCACAGATTTCTCGCGTGAGGATCAGCCCTGGACCCATCGAGGAATAAAGCCGGATCTCTCATGCTGCCTTGCGACGATGCGCCTTATTGCCAGCATCAAGCCACGTTGGTGGATACTTGAAAATGTGCGTGGAGCCGTCCCCTATCTTGGCAGACGCTACTTGCGAATCGGGTCACGCTATTTGTGGGGCAGATTCCCGCTCTTCCTCACAAACCATTGTTACGGCAAAACGAATATCCCGAGCGGAAAAAATCAAGCAGCTCTTCGTGCGCTCATCCCCTATGGAATTTCCCTGGCTCTAGCACAGGCAATTGAGGGCGTTTGTGAACCCACAGCGCCGGAGGAGCGGCAGTGACCACAGATCATTTTCAAATCACTACACCAACCAAAGAAGCACAGATGAACAGGGAGGAGGCCCTATGACACTCAGAAAATTCTTTCGCTGGCTCTCGGAACCGCGCGTCCATAAGACACACGCCCCCGCCTGGTTCCCCGCGCACATCGCATGGGTCTGTGAGGACTGCGGCATGATCGCCAATGGCCTCAGCGTGGCGAATGGCTGTCTGGCCTGCGGATCACACCGCGTGCTGTCAGTGCGGAAACTGGTGGAGATCATCGTCAGGCCGATCCGCACCCGCATTGCCGAGCACCGAGAAGAAAGCCGGACGACCACTCGTCCGCCGGTGGAGAACACGGCCATGTTTCTCACGGCGCCCGGGCTGGAGAATTGGTCACTCACAGCGAGAAAGAAGAAGCCGGCCACATAAACGGTCCACTTCCCGTGCGTCCGCAGGCTTCTCCCTTCCTCCTGCGATGTGAGACAACCCCGCACGGGAATGCCCTGGGGGCCGGCGTTCCTCCTCAACCGACCCCCGGGGAGAAAGGAGCTGTGCCTATGGAATGAGAAGAGGAGAAGTCAGGTGACTCGCTAGACAAAAAAAGGGCTTGACGCGGCAAACGCCAAGCCCAATCCGTAAACCCAAACCAGCAGCCTCTTTGTAGCAAGAGGCAAGGAGAAAAGCAAATGGCAGAGGAACGCTGTGCGTATTCTTTTACTGACCGCACACAAAATACCATCAAATGTGCAGTGCATGGCGAGCGAGAGGTGCTGAAGCCGAGCACACGCAAGCAGATCCTTGCGGAGCTCGTCAGGGCAGGAAAATGGAATGGTCAGGCATTGCCTGAGATTGATGCAGCGAAAGCAGAAGAGTCTGCGCCCGAGCACAGGACAGAACAGCTTCCCGCCGTCACAGACCGTCCGACAATCCAGACGGACCTCGTTGAATACCAGACGCCGGAAGGTCAGCAGGTCAGCATCTCCGTGCTGATGTTTCGCCAGATGATTTGCCCACAAGCCAATGACAATCAAGCGCGCTACATGCTCGGTTGGTGCGCTCACAATCGGATAGATCCATTTGGCAATGAAGCGTACTTTTCGATCGCCAAAGAACGAGAGAAAGACCGGGCGGGGAATGAGACCGGCAATTGGCTAGAGAAACCCTTAATCCAGGTCAGCAAGGATTGCTGGCTTCGGCGCATGGAGCGGCACCCACGCTTCTCACATTATGATTCCGGGCTCACGATTGAAATCAGCGCCAAACGGCTACAATCAGCCATTCTGGGCGGCATGGGCGATGACTATTTGATCGCCCCGGAACTGAAGGCACTGCTGTTGCAGGCCATGCTCGATGGTAAGCTCGCAATTCCTGGCGGTCTCGAAGGGCGCCTCGTCGTGCGCAAGCGTGGGCAATACTTAGGCCCAGACGAGAATCTTGAAGGAGCCTGGACAAAAATTTGGCGCACGGATCGGCCGGAACCCATGCTCTTTGAACTCAATTATGAAGGCTGGGCCAAGGACAATGTGTTCTGGAAGAACATGGGACCTTTTATGATATGGAAAAGTGGGCTCAAGAACGGCACCAGGCAAGCCTTCCCCGAACTCTCCGGCCTCATCGCTCTGCCCGAGGCGCGCGACGGGCTCGATCCCGCGGCCATCGCCGATGCCGAATTTACACAGCGGTGCACAGTCGAGCAGTTGCGGGCACTCCATGCGGCTGGCGCAAAAGTGCCCGCGCCCATTGGTCCTCTCCGCCATGCGCACCTGCACGATCTTGCGACGATCAACTACGATGGGCGCGGACTCGCGGAGCTGACCATTTTCGAGATGAGCCAGCTCATCGAGTTGATCGAGAAGGCAGCAGAGGACGATCAAGCCACGCTGGAGGCAATCGCCAGCGACCTGAAAACAGCAGACACGGACTTTAGCGAGGTGGACAATGGGAGCCTTGAGACAACTGATGGAGCAACATGCGGATCTGACATCAGCATCACAGACGGAGAATATCGACCCGTCGCCTGAAGACGAGGGCGAGGATGAGAGACAGGAATTCACTGAGACTCTCGAAGCCGCCCGGTTTGCCATTTTCCAAAACCTCGGGCGGCTGAAACCATCCTTCTGTGAGGATCCGGCCTATCTCAGGCAGAATACGGAAATTGTACGCCTGCTCACAGAGGGTCTGGAACTGTGCATGATCGCTGAGCAGGATGCCGTTGCGGCCACTCCGCGCGCCCTGGTGCGCCAGGCCTATTGGCTCGATGTCCGATACGGCGGTGGCTGGGAGGCGATCGCCAAGGAGTCACCCGCAGCGGCGCGGGCGTTGCAGATTATGAATCTCAACGGCCTTTTGAAGGGTCTGGTGCAGGAGTTGCGAGAAGAAGGGCAGCCGCGGCGCCCACCGCCGAAGATCGCCCCTCACAGAAAGAGCGATGAAGTCGCATAATCCTACGAAAGGAAAGACAGAATATGGACACAGTAAAACTCAACACATTGGCTGGTGGTGCTCTCTTAGAACGCTTCGACGACGCCTGGCAGGAAGTGCTCGATAACATTCAGGACATCGACACGGAGGCAAAAGACAGGCGCGAGATTACCATCAAAGTCTCCATCTCCCCCGACAGCGCGCGAGACACAGGGTCTGTGAAAATTGCCGTGACGAAAAAACTAGCGGGTCCGCGCCTCGTAGAAACGGTTATCTTCCTCGGCTTCGACAACGCCGGAAGGGCGACCGCAGCGGAGCAGGAGAGAACCCTCAACCTCTTCAGTCAGACGGTGCAGAAACAAGAGCCCACACTCCAGGAGATGAAACGTGCTTAAAGAACTGGTTGATGCCATACAGGATGGAACGAAAGCGGAGATCAAAACTGTTAACGGGATAGAGTATGTGACCAGGGAGGTTTTTATTCCTCCCCCCGAGCCTTCGCTGGCTACTCTCAACGTTCACACGTTGACCGGCTTTCTTGACTACCTCAAGACGCGCACATCGGAATTAGAGAATAAGGAACCATTCATTCACGTCGAATCTCCTACGATGGTCTCTCTCCTTGACATTCCCCTCATGCGCCATAGAAAACGAGATTATTTCTGTACCGCTACCGCTATTACCTCTTCCGGCTTCAAGTTCGGCCAGTGGCAGGATGTAGAAAACTTTATCATTGCCATGCAGAGTCATTTTGTGAGGACAGACGAGGTCAGCCTGATTCTACAACTGGTCGGCAATTTGCGTGATGAAGTGATTCGCACCAGTGAGGACGATGGCATCACGCAAATCGCGGCTATACGAAAAGGCGTCGCGCGTGTTGCCTCTGCGGAGGTGCCGAATCCCGTCAGTCTCCGACCCTACCGCACATTTACCGAGATTGAGCAGCCTGCGTCCTCTTACGTGCTCCGTCTCAAGAGCGGGGACGCGACACCCTCCGTGGCGCTCTTTGAGATCGCGGACAATCGCTGGCAACTAGAGGCGATCACCTCTCTCCGCTCCTATTTGGCGGACAAGGTCGGTGATGTGAAGATTATTGCGTGAGGTGAGCCAATGATTCCCCAAGACCACAATCTCCGTATCGCCGTCGTCCCCGACTGCGTCGTCCCCGTGCAGTTCGACGTTCCGCGCACGCTGACCCCAGAGCGGCGGCTTGCCCTGGCGGTACTTGAAGATGCTATCGCCTGCCTGGAGGGCACGCCCTCCTCTGGCTATGGCACCATCCGCCGTGCGGGGGTCAGAACGCGCCTACAGACCGAGGCGGCAGACTGGTTTGCCTCGCGTGACGCCAACTATCCCTTCTCCTTTGTCAACGTCTGCGCAGCGCTGGGATTAGAGCCAGACTGGGTGCGCAGAGGGCTGAGGGTGAGAAGATGAGTGGAAAGATCACCCTCAAGCAGGAGCTAGCGGACTCGCTCCAGGAGCGTGCGCGGCTGGAGGCGGAGAACGCCCATATGCGTACGGCGATCTTTGAAGCAGAGGAACTCCTTGAGGACCAAGCCGGACGGCCAGAAGGGGAGCGACTCAGCAAGGGAATTACGGCGATCTTAGAAGAGAACCGGAAGTTGAGAGAGGCGCTAGATCGCTACGCAAATAGGGCGAATTGGGCCAGCCCCTCTGGGATTCTCTACACCTCCTGGTGTGGTGGTGGCAACGGGTTTGCTTACGCTGAGGCGGCGATCACACCATGATCCGCCTTCCCGCACCTCTTTCGTGCCTTCACGAAGATGGTCAGCAAATGATGGCGGATGAATGGGAGTATATGGTGCGCCCATGATCCGCCTCACCACCACTGAAGAGCAGGAGCACCGCGCTTTTATCGAGTACGTCCGCCTTATGGAATGGAAATATCCAGACCTGAAGATGCTTTTTCACGTTCCCAACGGCGGCAAGCGGCCAAAGGGCGAGGCGGGGAAGATGCAGGCGCTCGGGCAGAAGGCCGGCGTGTTAGATTTTCTCCTCTTGGCGCCCCGCGGCCATTGTCACGGATTTGCGCTTGAGCTGAAAGTGCCCGGCGGCCGCACGTCGATCGAGCAGCTCAACTGGATTGCCGAACTCCAAGAGCGCGGCTATTGCGCCGAGATTCGTGTTGGATGGGAGAAGGCATGGGCTGCGACTGAGAGGTATTTGAGGATGGGGAAATGAACATGACCACCTGGGAATACAAAGTCATCGAGGGCATGCCCTATCAGTTGGAGACCTTCGTTGACCGGCTGAATCTCTTTGGACAGGAAGGTTGGGAGTTGGTCAGCGTCACTACGGAAGGCGAGCGTCCCATAAAGTTCAAAGCTTTTTTCAAGAGACCGAAGGCGGAGGTCCGATCCTGAAGAATGCTCCCGGATACTCTTTCGGTCCTGATTATCCGTTCAACAGGTGAAAGGATTTGGAAGATGCCCAGGATTAGGCGATACTATCCTGCTAGTCATACCCTTAACCGCGATCCTGAGTTCATCACTTTACGGAGACGCTACGCCGATTGGATGGGCTATGTCTGGCACGAGATGCTTGCCTGGGGAGACCATACAGAGGGTGAATTAAAGGGAGATATAGCGGAGATTGCCCTGACATTGGCGGCAGTTTCCCTGCAGATCTACCCGAGAAGGGCGGCACATGTCATCGAGAAGGCGTTTACTTATATGCAAGAATGCGAATGGATTAGGATAGAAAGTAGACGCATTGTCATACTTAACCACGCGAAATTTCACAACTCTAAGGAAGAAGAAAAAACCCCAGATAGGAATTCTAAAAATCCCCTCCTAACAACCGAACAACCAACCAACCTTTCTAATAAGACAAATACTTCTTATGAAGAAGTATTTTCGGAGAGCCAGAAAACTTCTGCCTCTCCGAACGGCTCCGCTACCCCGAGTGAACCAACCACACAAGGCGCGGAAAAAGAGCGGACCCCGAGCGAAGCAACCGCACAAGGTCCACCGGCTACGATCCCGAGCGAAGCAACCGCACAAGATCGTAGTTCGAAGGCTCCCCGAGCGAAGCAACCGCACAAGGAGCATGACTGGCCGCCAGACGGACTATTTGTCAAATCGTTCTTAGACCGGCAGCAGTATCTTGCGCCTTTTTTTACGCAAGTAGACCTGCTTTGTCTCAACGATTCGGTCTGGTGGGAAAATTTGAGCACGGCAGTAAACGGCTTGAGCGAAGAACTCCTTGACCAGGAATTCGCCCTAATGGCTAACTGGCTGCGCGATAATGCAAGACGCCACCCCACGCCCAATGGGCTCCGCCGTTTCGTCGGAGATTGGCTCAAAAGAACGTATGAATACGAAAGGAAAAAACCGTGGCTTTCCGAAAAAAGAGCAGCGCGGATAGTCAGGAGATAACTCGCTGCGACGATTGTTTCGACCGCAAAAACCAGCTCCGCCGGCACCTGCACTTTCTGAAGTTTGCCGATGAGGGGGCGCTCGGCGGACACTTACGCGGGCAATACGGCGAGGCGGCTGAATTCGATGGTACGATCGGCGTCATCCTTGCCTGGGTGCGGTCGATTCAGGCCAATTATAGCGACTTCGTAGACAATGACGGCGCACGATTGCCAGCCTGGAAAGCCTGGGTCATGACGTATCATGCGGCGGCACGCGAAGATCAGACGCTGCAGGCACCACGCACCGAGCAGGGACGGCTCTTTGCTGCGAAAGTCTGAGACCGTCTTGCCGCCGCTTATCCTCGAGATATTTCCCCTTCTGTGCGCGACGAGTTTCTTGCGGCGCTGAACGTGGGAGAGATCAAATGGTCACAGTCTGTGATGCCAATGATGGAGCAGGTAGGGAACGTTATTCCCTTACGAGCAAGAGGGGAAAGTTGAAAAATCAGCCCGCAATTACTTTTGAGGGAAAAACCTTGCACGCTGGGCCACCGCGCGTGGCAGTGGAAACCGCACCGCACCCGCCGTGCCTGCCCGGCGGCACCTGCACTTTTTGTGAGGAGGACACGGCGCCGTGCCGGTGGGATGAAAAGAGACAGGAGGAAAGGGACGCATGAAATCTGGCGACATCATCCGCACCCCCTATGAGCCGAGCGGCCTCGTAAAAGTGGTCGCCATTGCGCCTGTGTGTTGGCCCTATGGCGTGACGGTCTTGGTCCGGTATCTGCACGATCACGCCGGCTATACGCAGGGGAGCCTCGGGCGCTATCGCTTGGCGGACCTGGAAGAGCGGCAGCAGAAAGATAAACAACGCGAAGATGAAAGCGAGGATACAGGGAACTCACACCAACAGTGACACGGCTGACCGTCGCCCCGCTCTTTGCAAACATGTAACGAAAGGAGACCCCTATGGAATCAGTGAGAACGGTCGAACACCATGAATCTTTTCTGATCCGCCACGCATGGGTCCACAACGGCGAACTGCTGGTGCAAACCGCAGATGACAGTGAGGTGCTCGTCTGTATCGCCAAGTTTGCCACGGCAGAAGAAGTCAAGCCGAAGCGCAAAGCGGGCAGACCGAGAACCGGAAAGAACGGGCTGGGGAAAGAGGTGCTGACTGATAACGACAGATCACCGACAACTCCGCAACGTACTGGGCTCATTGCCGCTCAGTGAGGGGGCAGGAGACCGCATGACTTTTGGTGATATTCTGCCATTTCTCGGCTTTCGTACCTTCCCCGTAGACCCGAATGGAGACCCGATTGTTGACGGGAGTAAGTGGCGAGAAAGCGGTTACGAATCTCCTACACTGATATTTCAGTGGGGTAGAGTACTAATCCCTATTTGCACAACGAGAGTGTATAGGCGAGATGAGCAAAAAGATGGCGAAACCGACGAAAAAGAAGATGTGAAATAAGGTGATGAGCTACCGCCGGCGGCGGAAGCAGAGACGACGCAAGATGAAAGAATTTAGGGGGCGAAGATGACAAGGCCACGAGAGTCTAACGGTAGGCACGTGAGAAGTGCCACGACCATTGCCAAATATCTCCATGCCGAAGGGTTTACGGATTATGTCGCCAATGGCGTTGAGAGCTACTGGAGATATCAAGCCGGGCTGAATATCAGGCGACTGCGCCAATTGGAGGAGCTCGAAAAAGAACTTTCTCGCGTGATGCAAGTGCTTCCGATCGGGGATCGGCTTATCATCGGTCGCTTTATTGGCATTCACAAGAAAATGAGCTTTGATACTGGGCTCACCATTGGCCTGCAGGCGTTTGCGCAGAGATGCGACACGGTGCTGAGGGAAGAAAAGAAAGAGACGGGAAAACCAATGGGGAGCGCAGAAGAGCCCCCGCCGAAAGCGCCCGAGTCATACAGCCAGGCGGGCGAGGCGTAACGATCGCCCGCTCGTGAAGGGCAGAGGTAGTCCAAGAATTTGAGGGCCGTAAAACCGATCCTGGGAAGAATTCTACCGGCCAAATTTACGAAAGGTGCTCACGAATGTGTGAATAGCTCGCCGACCTGGATGGCCGGGGGTCGGCGAGAAATGAAAGAAGGAGACATGACCAAAAATAAACCGTCCGTTGGTATCTGGCAGCGCTACACCGTGCGGTGGGACTTTTCCACGCCCATCTTTGGCTCGTTGCCAGTGGCGAAAGAAACGCTTGCACCCTTTGTCGAGCGTGCGCTCAAAGAAGGCAAAATCAGACCTGTGACGATCACACAGACAGACGCTGGCGTGGTCGAAGTGCGCCGGGAGGGTATCTCCCTGGATGTGCTGCGGCAGGAAAAAATCGACGAACTGCTAGAGCAACTCCCGACGGAAGAGGAGATGATCGAAGAGCGCAGCCTGCAATTCTGGCGGCATGACGGCCTGCTCTGTTTTCCTGGTGGCAATATCCGGGCACACCTCAAAGAGTGCGCCCGGACGCTCTCCTCGCTCGTGCTCCCGAAGCCGGCCAAGGGCAGCGGCAATCGCTCCCTGTCCATTCGCGGGGTCAACGGGCTCTATGTGACCGAGGAGTGGGTGCCGATTACGCGCGCCGGCCAGCCCGTAACGCAGCCGGACGATGCGGTAGAATTCTTTGTCCACACGACCAACCCGCGCACCGGCGCGCCGATGAACGCCATCAAAAAGGTCGAGTCACTGGCGGCCGGGACCCAACTTGCGTTTACCCTGCAAGTGCTGGGCGGGATCGTGAGTGAGGAAGAGCTGGATATGATCCTGCAATATGGCGCCTTGCACGGCTTCGGCCAGGAACGCTCGCGCGGCTATGGGCGCTATGTCTACACCGTCGAGCAGCAGGTCAAGCTCACGACGAAGACGCGGACCCGGCCCAACGGTGCCGCGGCAGAGGCGTCTGCGTAAAGACGACGAGGTGTGACTTGACATGCAATGAGATGCCGTGACGGCGAGTGTTGTCGTGTTGTGCTCTGCTTTGTTGTGACGGCGAGGTGTGACGTGCGGTGCCGTGTCCTGGGGTGCTGTGACGGCGAGTATTGTCGTGTTGTGTTCTGCTTTGTCGTGACGGCGAGGTGTGACGTGCGGTGCCGTGTCCTGGGGTGCTGTGACGGCGAGGAGTGCCCTGGCTTGAACTGAGGTGCCGGCGAGGAGTGGTTTGTTTTGCTATGAGGTGTAGTGTTTTGACGTGACGCCGAGTAGTGCGGTGGTTTGATGTGATGTGTCGTGCCGTCGCGATCTTTCCTTTCAACGTGGGCGGGACCGCTCCCGCCCTTACTTACAAGGAGTGTGTATATGGCAGAAGAGAAAAAGTTTACGCTGGTCACCGAGCAGGGTGTCGCGGAGTTCCGTGACCATCTCGCCCAGGGTGCCATCAACGGGAGCCTCACCTCCAAGCAGCTCGACGCCAGCAATACGCTCATCAAGGGCGTCTATGCGGGCGAGACCGTGCGGCTCAAGTATCTCAATTTTCTCTTTGATTTTTTCAAGAAATCGGGATCCGACCAGGAGGAAGTCCAACGCCGCGTGATTGGCGCTATGCCAAAGTTTTTCAGCCGGACCCCGGAGATGTTCGCTTTGCCCGTGCCGTCGAAAGAAACCAAATCTGCTGCCTAACTAAAGGGGGCACTCCGTATCACGCGGGGGCGCCTCCCCTCACCGATCCCCTCTGGGCCGACGCGGAGCAGGAACCAAAGTTCCCGGCAGTCCTATCTTTTACGGCGAGGACCCCTTCGTTTTCTTGTCGCCCTAACTAAACGGCGCGTTCTTCGCCTGCGAGAGCTTGACTGTCACCTCCCGCACCATCTGGCGCGGGACCAACCCCGAGTCCAGCCACTCAAAGACAAAGACGGCCCGGTGAGAAACGACCGCACCGTCAGCAATAGGGGCATCGCTAATGCGCACGTCTGCCTCTTGCAGTTTCCATGCGAGCGCACCACCTGCGCTGATGGTCACATTGTTGGCGTTCAGGATATTCTGGTTATTGCGGCCGTTGATGATGGCGCCGGTATGCACCGAGTAGTAGGTGAGCCGGGCACCGCTGAGTGAAGCACTGCTCACGGGGGCGCCATTCTCGTCCTGCAAGGAAGCTGTGTAGGTAGCGGTTTCCCCTTCGGTCAGTTCGATGAGATAGGGGGTTGGGGCGGCCACGCTCAATTCCCCTTCGTGTGTATTGGCTGCAGCGACGGAACGATGATGCGCGGCTGATCCGTTTCTTGGCGCTTCTGAATGGTCATCTGCAGTTGCGCATTGATGATCGAGGCCTTGAGCATCTCAATTGCCAAGAGCAAATCCTTGATCGGGAATCCTTCCGTGAGCGACCAACTTGGCGTTTGCGTTTGCGGATCATACTCGATCACCACATGTGGATTGGCCATAGAGTCCTCCGAGCTGTGAGTCTACTTGACAATGCCCTCATTGACTAGATGCGCGAGGTTCGCGCCCTCATTGGCGAGCGTGGGTTTCACGGTTTGCTCGTTGACCAGCCGGAGCACGTTGGGTCCGGTACTGATCGGCTGACTGAGCATCATCAGCAGCATGTTGGGCGGGTCACTCTGTGCGGTTCTCGCACTCCTCTGCGGCAAAGGAAAATCGAGGGGGCGGAAAGGTGCGACAGGCGGAATTGCAGTCAGGGACCCGGTCAGGAGATTCGGCGCTGCCCACTCTGGTCGCACTGCCCGCTTGATTGGAGTCGGCCAGTCATCCTGTGCAAATGGTACCGGCACGGCTGGCGCTGCAGCCAGGGTGGTATCGAGGAGGTTTTGCGGATCGTCAACTCGCTGTGATCTCTTTGCTGAAAGGGGCGGCCAGTCTGTTTGCCGGAATGGCGCGGGTACCGGGGCCAATGTCGAGAGTAAGAGATTCGGCGCGATTTCAGACTGTGGGGCCCGTCCTGTCGATCGAGGTGAGGAAAAATCAACAGGAAGAAACGGCGGCGCTAACCCCGGCGTTAAGAGGAGGTTCGGGGCGAGGTCTGCCGATTGCACGCCCCTGCTTCGCGCCGGTATCGGCCAGTCATCCTGATTGAATGGGGCAACTACCGGGGCGAGCGTCGTCAACAGCAAATTGGGAATGCTCTCCGCCTGCACTGCTGGCCGTCTGGGTGGGAGCGGCCAATCCTGCCCGCTCAAGGGCGCAGCGGTGGGTAGAGCCGGTGCCAAGGTCGTTGAGAGTAGATTAGGCAGGTCTGCCGAGAAAGGCTGCGCTCTCCCCCGTAGCGGCGGAAAATCGAGCAATCGGAAAGGAAGGACCGCAGGAGCCGGGGTCAGAGTCGTCAGCAGCAGATTTGGTACGGCCTCATCCCGCAACGCTCTGCATTTGGCTACAGCCGGCCAATCATCCTGATGAAAGGGGTGGGCTATGACCACCGGGGCCAACATTGTCCCGAGGAGATTCGGAGGGACATCCGCTTGTGGACCTGCTCGCCTGACAGAGAGAGGCCAGTCATTCTGGCCAAACGGCGGCGCTAATCCCGGCGTCAAGAGAAGGTTCAGCGGATCGTCAGCTCGCTGCGCTTTCTTTGCGACAGGCTGCGGCCAGTCATTCTGGTTGAACGGTTGGGCTATGACCGCCGGGGCCAGAGTCGTCAGCAGCAAGTTCTGCGGATCTGCGTGAACAGGCCGTGCCAGCGCTCGTGAGAGCGGAAAATCGACCGGCGTAAACGGGACCGCGATGACCGCTGGCGTGAGGGTCGTCCCGAGCAGATTCGGGAGTATGTCCGCCTGGGGCAGTGCGCGCCGAGCGGGAATCGGCCAGTCAATCGGGACAACCGGTGCTGACGGGAGTGCCAGTGTCGAGGCGAGCAGGTTCGGCGGATCCGTTTGGATTGGTCGGCCAACCGCTCGCACTGGCGGAAAATCGACAGAGAGAAACGGCGGGGCAAGCCCTGGAGTGAGGAGGAGATTCTGGACACCCTCCGCCTGCGGTATCGCTCGTCTTCCCGGACTCGGCCAGTCCGTCTGGCTGAACGGCACTGGCGCACGCGTGAAAATGACCAGGTTCGGTGCGCCCTCATCCTGCTGTGCTTTCTTCGCGACAGGTGCCGGCCAGTCGTCCTGATTGAATGGGGGCGTCAGTCCTGGCGTTATGAGCAGGTTCGGCGGGCCGTCTTGCGATGGTGTCTGCCGTGGTGCCGGACTCGGCCAATCCTGCTGACGAAACGGCACCGGCGCCAGCGTCGTGGTGAGGAGATTGGCCTGTGCATCGTATCGGTAGCTGACCGTCCGGCTTGGCAGCGGCCAATCATCCTGGCTGAATGGCGGCATCGGCGCCGGCGCCAGCGTCGTGAGCAGAAGATTGGGCGGCGGCGCTTCCTGTTTCGGCGCGGCCGGCCGAGCGGGAGTCGGCCAGTCGGTTTGGTGGAATGGGGCAGGAGTTGGCGCTCCCGCCAGGACGGTGAGCAGGAGGTTGGCGACAACTTCGACGACCGGCACCCACGGGGGAGGCTTCGGCGTGATGATCGGTGGTCGAAAGATGGTCGCCATTTTTTAGAGGCTCGCTATGATCCGTCTTGCGTAACGTTCTCGCATCTTCATCAGGTTCTTGTCATGATGACGCAGATAGGATTGCCGCTTCTGCTCAAGTTGTGAGGCGCGTTGTTCGGGTGTCATCGTGGCGCGCCTCTGCTTACGCAGTTCGTTCGTTCTGGCACGATGGGCAATATCATAGGCGCGTTTCTCTTCTTTATGAGCCGCCATGTATTCCTGTTGCTGTACAAGCCTTCTCTCTCTGGTGCGCTCAGCATAGCGAGCGGCCCGCAGCCGCCGCGCCTCCCGTTGTTCCGGTGTCTCCGCCTCATAGATCGCCGAGACGCGCAACGCATTGCAGGCGCGGCAGATACGATCGTTCTTGCTATTCCGGTAGGTGTTTTCCTCCGTGTATTCATGCCCCCGTGGACAATGTGTGATGAGGGCGGCACGGGCAGAGTGAATTGCTTTATGCCGCAGGAGTTGTTCTAGAGTATATTTCGACCCTGCCCGCGATCTTGCTAACGGGCAGACATTAAATACTGGGTTAAGATTGTCTATATATTCTTGCTCCTTCGCGAGCAATTCAGACGGTTCACACTCCTCGATTATCCAAAAACGAAAAGTCGCCTCATCATATTTCGTCCAAGCGTTTTGCAGATATGGCGAGTGATGTTTTCCGCTTCTTAGCAATAAACGATGCTTAGACCATCGGGAATGAACACTCTTACTGCTCCCAATGTAATAGTTCTGACAATCTATCTGCTCAATCACGTAAATCCCACATTTTACCTTCGACGCCATAGCGTACCTCCTATAACGTCATGGTATCATAAGATATCACAAAACCCTAGCATCTGTAGACTCTTAAGGGCTAGGGTTTGTTGTGGTGCGATGAGCTAAACATCCTTGATTTTACTGAGTAAATCAAGGATTATATCACATTATGTGATAATCACAAAATCTCGTAGACAAGATGGGCTCCCATCAGCCCTACATTTCCACCTGTAAAGGCGGAGAGTGAAGACTCACTGACGGACGTGCCGACACCAAGGATGCCCCATTCTCCCCCTTGTGGTGCCAGCCATTTGCAGATGCCACCGAAGGCATTAAAGCTCAGATTGAGCTTGGCCCCTGTGGCTGCCGTGATACGGGAGGGACCAGTGAGGGCAGCAACAAAGGTGAGGGCATTGGCACTTAGTGCAGAGGCGAATGAGTTCAGCGGGCCATCAGAATTGGGGGTCGCCAGCGCGGTTGGGGTCGCGCCGAGCACGACATCGCGGGCAAAGACCATGATGTTGACCGCCGATGCAGTGGCCTGCCCGCCCTCAAAAATTTCCGACACGAGGCATCCGGCCGCAGCGCCGCTGGCGCCAATAGCCATATAGGTACCGTTCGCCAGGGTAGTGTTATCCGCCGCCGCGGTCGGGGTCCATGTCGCTGCCTGAAAAACTCTTTTCATCGTGATACTCCTTATGGATTAGGGTGGATGTGTGGTGACGATACAGATTAGGATTTGACTAGACTGAGCAATCCTTGCGGACTGCCGAGATCACCTCCTTTTGCTGCGAGAGTGAACGTCAGATCGGCAAGTTTCTCGAAGGGCAGATGACTGTAATCAGACGTGCTTGCCATCGCAGCACAAAAGTCGCAAATGTAATGGTCGCACTTTTGGCAGTACGCTCGCTCCCGGGTGCGCAGCGGATTGAGAATAACGGCACACCGGCAATGCGAGCAGGAGAGCGTTGCTGCCTCCAGTAGTTTTCCCTCACCGCACTGTTTTGGATCGAGGTTGGCTAAGTGGGCAATTTCAGCAGGAATCCCCGGACTCGCCCTGTGATCGATCATGAGATAGCCGTCATATTTGCGTAGAGAAGCCATAGATCCTCCTATAAAAGCGCTTGGGCAAAAAGTGTGTCTGCTAAATCCCCCCCCTGCCAATTAATCAAAGTCACGGTTTGCCCGGCCGTCGAGTATCCGATACCGGGGTATCCGCTTGCAATTGATGAATCGATTACATTAGAACCAATCTGTGTGGCATTGCGAAAGAGTTTGATCGTCGTCCCCGCTATCTGGATTTTGATGATATCATTTACTGCAAATCCTGCCGCGGTCCCGGTCGCTAAACTCGTGAATACCCCAGCGATACTCTTTCCCAGTTCCCATGTCCCGTTCAGTGCGAACGCCCATCGATAATAGGTGCGCGCTCCGCTCGCGACACGAACCATCAGTGCCGGACCTGACCCGCCAGTTGCGCCAAACTCATCTACCAGGATAATCTGCGAGTACTGATCTGCCGGAAAAGTGATCGCAGAATAGAATTCTCCGCTGTCGCCGCTGCTAAAGGAGGTGGGCTCGGCATGATTGGAGACGATCTGCATAGCCGTTTCCCCAGTAATAATTGTCCAGTTCGCCCCGAGATTAGCGGCATTGGCTCTGGTGAAACTATCTGTGACGAGAGCAGTCATATTTTTTATTTCCCTTTGAGCTTCAGTTCAGTTTGCACCCCCCTCCCAGTTATCGAGTGCAGCAGATAAAAGAGTTGATGACAGGGTGATGCCGGGTGAGCCGCTGGTGATTCCTCCGTCACTCGCCGTTAAAACCGTGACGCCATTTTTCTGGAGGGTGAGCAGAGGCCCGTGGACTCCCAAGCGGATCACGTCGCCAACGTCCCAGGTCACCGTTCCCTGCGCGAGCTGCTGGTAGGTGTCGTTCACAAAGCGGGCGATCTCCGTGTTGTTGCTCGCAGCTTTGCTGCCGACCCCACGATAGAGGGTATTGGCCGACGCGGCTGCGCGTACGACGACCCCCACCCCACTCCCATCTCCGGTCTGACCACCACTCAACATGATAATCGTGGCTTGTGAGTATTGGTCATTCGGCCAAGCAGCGGATGTGTTGTGCTCGGTGCAGTCTCCATTGGAGACCTGCACCGGCTGCGCGGCATTGGAGACGATCTTCCAGGATCGGACATTTGGCGTCCAGTTTACTCCCAAATCCGCATTGTTTGCTCGATTGAAGTTGTCAGTGACGACGAGCGGCGCAGGCGTCGTGTCAAGGGTGTAGCCACACGTCAGTGCGGAGGCGGCGCCCACAGGAGGAGGTGGCGGAGGGGGAGGAGGTGCGACCGGCGTCCCAGTCCCGATGTTGCTGAAGCCTGAAACGCCCACCAAATTATAGGCGCGCACCTCATAACTGGCGCTCTGCCCAGAGGTCAATCCCAGATTGTCAATAAAGCTGAGCGTGGGGTAGGGGACAGAGCCGATCATCCCGAATGTCGCCTCGGTCTGGAGTTTGCGGTGAATCTCGAATCCCTGCGGCGCGTTGGAATTGTCTGGCAGGATGCTCCCTGCCGTCCAACTCAGGGTCAGTTGCTGGGCGTGAGCGACCGCAGCCCAGAGACACAGTAAGAGGACGAGCACGAGGCGACGCATAGTAGTCTCCTACGGAACGGTGACCGAGCAACTGAGTCCCGTTGCCCCACCAGCAGCAAATACGGCTGAGCAACATTCGTTACTAATTGGACCGTCACCCCCGGCAGCCGAGGCAGTCACGGTGTAACAAAATGTGTTGCCTAGCGCGAGTCCGGCATCATTGTAGGACACTGCCGGCGCATTGACGGTGGCAATCGCATTGACGTAGGCAGCGGCGCCGATTTTCCGATTGATCTTATAGACGGTCGCATTCGCGCCAGCGGTCCACGTGAGATGCACGGTTGCCGTGGTCGCCTGCGCAAACACGGAGGGCGTCACCATCATCGAGAGCAGTAGGGCACAGCATCCAGCAAGCAAAAGTTTCATACAACCTCCATCCTGTGGTTAAGGGTTACTCGACAAGCCAGAATTGACCATCTGGTTCGATGCGTGGCAGCGGCGCACTGAGTCGCCATTCCCATTTTCTGACAAAGTCCCACTTCTTCAGTGAGAAGACAGCGATGCGCTTGCGACCTGCCTGCCACTGCTGGTAATAGGCATTCCGAGAGGCCCGGTGTTTTGCCAGCCGCTCAGGGTCGGCCTTCAATCGCTCTCGGTAGCGCCGTTTTTTCGCGTTCAGCCTCGGCAGGTTGCGCCGCCAATAGCGCCGCTCCGCTTCTTTTTGGGCGAAGGTGCGTTTACGTGTCACGCTCCGATCCTTTCCGCAGGGCGTGCATTTCTCCCTCCAGCTTTTTGATCACTGCCGTCATTTCTTCTCGCAGCCGCGTGATCATCTCCGCGTGCTCATCCTTGACCGCCCGGGCGATGATCGTGCGGTGCTCGGTGAGGTCCTTCAGGTCCGCTAAGCGGTGCTTGTCCTGCCGCTTCGCCCACTCGTCGAAGCGGTTCAGCTTGCGACTGTACCGCTGCATTTGCGACCAGACCCCGCACCCGAGACTGAGCACTGCGACTGCCAGTACAGCAATGAGCCAGCCCATGTTGTTATCGATAACCTGCCACACGTCACGTCCTTGTCTCGTTGCGCGGACCACAAAAAAGGCCCCGGGGGCTGTGAGCCCGCGGAGCCTCTAGAGGGTGTCCACGCACGAGTCTGTTTCGGTCAATCTACATTATAAGGTCCCCTTTGGCAAAGCCGCATGCCACATCTTTCCCGCTCTTCATGCACATGATATAGTTACTCATGCGGCTAGAGAACGACTAGCTATCGCTCCCGAACCGTCTGTACCTCGCAGACCTGCCGCGCACTTTTCACTGAGGACACCATGAGGAGGTGTGTCATGCCGAAAGCCTATATCTTTTCTCCCGGGCAAACTTTTAATCGCTGGACCGTCTTGTCTCAGGTTCCATCTAGAAATGGCCAAACCTGGGGTTTGTTTCAGTGTCAATGTGGAACGATACAAGAAAGGGCAGCTAAGGATATCTGTAATAATAGGTGCAAGAGCTGTGGGTGTTTGCAGCGAGAAATCACTGTAGCCCGCAACATCCAGAGAACAACACATGGAGACTCGGTCAATTGTACTACCTCGCCTGAGTACAATATTTGGCGTGGGATAAAGTTGAGAACCCTGAATCCAAATGACCAGGCCTTTCCACGTTACGGGGGCAGAGGAATCACTATCTGCGACCGCTGGAAAGATTCTTTTGAGAACTTTCTTGCTGACGTAGGCCGCCGGCCGGGACCGGAATATTCGATCGACCGCTACCCGGATAATGACGGTAATTATGAGCCGGGGAATGTCCGCTGGGCAACCCGGGAAGAACAGGCAAACAATAGACGAAGTAGCCGCTTTCTTACCCATAAGGGACTGACCTTGACGGTTGTACAATGGGCGAGATTTCTCCATATCAATCATACAACGCTTCACGAGAGACTTGCGAGCGGCTGGTCTATTGAGAGAGCCCTGACACGGTAACAGCTCCCTAAGCTGCCGGGGGTAGAGGCACAGGCGGCTGCATTGCTGCCACCTTCGCTTTTACCGTTGGCAAGAGGAATTGCAATAGTGAGTCCACGCCGGCCTCGCCTGCCTCTATACCCAGAGTCTTTGCGTAGGCTATGACCTCATCAAATGCAGCGGTATATTTCTGTATACCCGTCAGGCTCGTATTCTGCAGGTTTGTCATGATTGTCATAGCAAAGTCCAAGAGCCGTGGGTCATCGACGCGGCGTACCTTGAGGTCTTTGAGGAAGTAGGCGAGGATCTCGCGGAATGTCGCGCTGGTGAAAAAAGCGATAATAAGGGCAATAACGTCCATGTTTAATCTCCTGGTATTAATCTTTGCCTTCAGGCGGAAGTGCAAAATGAGTGAGCTTCAGTATCAGCGCGGGGATGCTGATCGGCTGGTCAGTGAGGAAGCGCAGCACGAAATTGGCGACGGCCAGAATCGTGGCGAGCAGCTCCGGCGGGATGAGATTCGCGCCAGAAGTCCACTGCGCCAGCAGGGTGACAAGACCCGCGAAGTTCACCCAGAGCGTCTTTGATTGATACCAAACTTTCATTTTTCTTCTCCTAGTCTTTCACGGCATCGTCTCCATTCAGTAATTTGAGCGAAAGGACTCTCGCCTCGATGACTCTGACCCGTTCCAGGAGTCGCGCCATGTTCAGCAAGATCTGCTCCAGTTTCGCATTCTGAGTGGCGAATTGTCCGCCCTCTTTGTTGATCTCCTGTACCGCATAGGCAATTGTCGTCATCGCATAGACCTGCTGTTCCTGTGCATGGATGAAGTTTCCCAGTCCGTGGCGTGGCACATAGCGGAGGATCAAAAAGATTACTGTGCCCAAAATGATGAATCCGACCCCCCAGGTTTTTCTCATGTCTTCCGCCCAGGGCGGCAGTTCCAGGGTAAAAAAACGAAAGGCCATCAGATAGGGCATCACCACCGAGAGTACTTCCGCCAGACCACTGAAGAAAGTCTGCTTTGGTGGGCCGACGGAGTGTTCTGCTCCGGGTGTCAGTGTGTCTGCCATTAGGCGCGGTACTCCTGCCAGAATTTCATGATCGCTGTCACATATTGTTGCGTTTCCGTTGGGGTGAAAGTCAACCAATGTACTGCATCGCGGATGTGCGCCATGAGCCACTGTAAGTGCCCTGTCCCCCAATCATACGCAACGAGCGTCTTCGCCGTGTCATCCCACTGTTTGTGCAGATCCGCCATGTAGGCGGCCTGCACATGAATCGCATCCTCTGGCTTGAAAGGGCTGGCATTCTGAAGGCCAAGCTTCACCGCGTATTCATGGAACGTCGCAGGCGCGAACTGGGCGAGCCCTTGGCACCCACTCCGAAGATTCACCGCCAGCGGGTTAAAGTTGCTTTCTACTCGCACCTGCGCCTTCAAAAATGTCCATGAGACTCCGTACTGCTGGCCATAGAGTTTAAATAAAGTGTCGAAAGCATCAGATTCAGTAGACATTGGCCCCTCTTATAGCTATGCTAGGAAGAACGAGCCGCCTCGATGTTAAGAGCACCGAGGCGAACTCTAACCATAGCGAAAAGGAGCTTTCGAGATGGCTATTCAATCTCTTACCCCACCATTTGAAGTCGGGCAAGTTTTTACGCGCCTTACAGTTCTGACCCCAGGAATACCAATGTCTCTCTGTCAATGCAATTGTGGAAACACTCTTTTTGTTCGCAATTGGCATCTGAAGTCTGGTAATACGCGAAGTTGCGGGTGTTTGAATAAAGAGCGAGTATGGCAAAGTAATATAACGCATGGTCAGAGTAGGGGAGGAGGATACACAAAAGAATATGGGGTCTGGGTAAATATGAAGGCTCGTATCCTTCCTTCTTATGCGCATCCAGAACGCTATTACGATCGTGGGATAAAGGTCTGTGAAGGGTTGCAAACCTTTGAGAATTTTTTTGCCCTGCTCCACGAGAAACCAAGTCAAAAACATTCGCTTGATCGCAAAGATAACAATGGTCATTATTCGTGTGGGCGTTGTCCAGAGTGTTTGACAAGACAATGGCCGATGAATGTAAGGTGGGCAACCTCGGCACAACAACAAGACAACAGAAGCGTCACTATCTGGATTACCTATCAAGAAGAAACACGAACGCCTCGGCAATGGGCAAGTCATCTTGGCGTCAACTTCATGCTGATCTATCGTCGGCTTCGTGATGGGTGGTCTATCGAACGCGCCCTGACGACTCCGGTACGACATTATCCCTGATCTCACTTATTTACCCCTTCCGCCCCACCGGCACCTCACCGCGCTGCCTCCCCGTCCAAAAGGTCTTACTGTGGCAGGCATCACAGGAAATAGAGCTATGCCGCAAGACCTTGCCGTTGTAGACCTCGTTGCGGTTCTCCCACGCAACCCACTGCGTGTTTCCACAGAACGTAAACTCACATCGTACTTCTGCCTGGAGTTCATCGACCACTTGCCTCTCCTACATTCTTTCGACGCTCTTCCTCAACCACTGCCTCCACCGCCACAAGAAACTGCCCTTCAAACACTGCCCGAGGCGCTCCGCAGTACTGTGCGAAGTTTTGCAGAAAGCTCTGGACTTCAGGAACCGCAAGGATTTCTTCTCGCGTCATTTGTCAAAACCAGTATCGGTCTCCGTGAGCGGCGGGATCTCATGGCATTTGAGGGCGTACTGAATATCCGTCTGCCCTCCCTCACGTTTTGTGACTGTCACGATGATATGGTCCGTGGCCCACGGCTCCTTGTCCGCCTCGTTAAGCGTTGCTTTCAGAAAAGCTCTCGTGACGGAAGTGGGAAGGTACTGCCGCTTCCAGGTCTTGCCCCCGTCCAGGGAAAATTGGACTTTGTAGCTCTCGGCGTGCGCGGCAAAGACAAGGAGGAGGCTGAGCAAGAGAGTAAACGTCATGCCCTTCATGGTATTGTCCTGCGGTCCAAGATCCGCTGCGCTTCAGCGACTGTCACCTCTTTTTCACACACGGCGCACGTAATCTTCGGAGGATCTATGGTTACATCGGCAAGCAAGCTCAGATGGCGGCAGACTTCCGTCCGTGCCTTTGTCAGAAGTAACTGCTGGCCATCCTCTCCTGTCACGGGATAGAGTTTCACTGCGTGCCCTCATTGACATCCTGATCGTTCACTCTGTCGGCAAAGTCCGCAGGATTTCTCGCGAGAAGCTCCACACTCTCTGCCCAGATGCGGCACTGAATGTAAAGGCCGCCGGACAGGCGGTCTCTGCCTGTGGAGGCTCTGTCAGACTGCCAATGACTGCGGTTGTTGGCAGCAAGGGCCGTCGAAGCAGGAACCATTCTAGAAGTCATGTTCATCATGTTTCTTGGGAGGATGTCAAGGCATCAATACCTCGGGGAGAGAAGGCAGGCTAATGAGACTCGCCTCTCCCTTCTTCCGCGAATCGAGAATAGTTACTGGCCAGGTCGGCGGATATATACAGGTCCTAGGCGGCTTCAGGCTATTGCAGTTCACAATCAACAATGCCTCCGCCTCGATCACATCGTTGATCGCCTGCCGGTGCTCATTCTCCAGGCGAGGCCGCTCCCTTATCGCCGCTAGCATGGTGCAGCCGGAGAGGAGACAGCAAAGGAGTAGTGTGATGCTAGTGTGCATTATCACAGCACTCTTGCGCCTCTCTCAGGGCCGCAGGAATCGGCCTGCGCTCAAAAGAAAGAGATTCTCGGTTATAGTCTGCATACTGCGCGACTCGCTCATATACCTGAGCACAGCCTTGCAGTTCCATGTGAGCACAGCCAGTGAGCAGAGCACTGAAGACAGCGACGAGTGCCAGCATGATGAGAATACCGACGGTACAGGCAAAAATGTCTATATTCCTCACTTGTCCCCCCAGATTTATAAGTTCCGTAAGGGCGCGTATTTTTTCCGTGAGGGTCATTGCGTATTCCCGCCGGCGCGCTCCAGCTCAGCGATGCGTGCGCGCAGCCGCGTGTTTTCCTCTACGAGCGTCTGATTCCTCCGGTAAAGCGAGAGCGCCCACTCTCTTGCTTCGGTGATGCCTGCCAGAAACTTTTGCACTCCCTCGATGCTCAGGGTGCTCATGGCTTCAATGCCGCGTGCCTGTTCTTCAGTCATTGGCGTAGTGCTCCTATACTTTCGCGATCCCCGCTCGCAAGAAACAGAGCGAGAGGCCCTCAAGCAATTCTTTTGTGTCCACCTGTGAAGGATCGGCGGCGAGAAACGCGGCGGTCAGCGCGTGCAAGATCATCATCCCTCCCACCATGTAGGTTTTCTTGCCGGAGGCGGAGTCCTTCAGTGTGCGAATCCAATCCAGAATCATGGGCACCCCCTTATACTTGAGAATGAGCCCGGTAAAAAAATCGTTCACTGCTCCGGCTCCAGATCCGCGCCTTGTTCATGCACTGCACGCGAGAAGATCGCTGGTAGTGGGGAGAGGAGTATTCCGGGTTTCTCATGTTGTCTCTCGCTTTTCAGAGCACAAAAAAAGCCGCGGAGGAGCGGGGAATTCTCCTGCGCGGCCAATATGGGTACGCGAACACGAAAGTTGCTTGACGCTGTTTTTCTTATGCTACGCTTTCTTTTGCACTCTGTCTAAGGGTCATTTCCCGAGCCTCACCACCATACCGGCAACGCCACAGGAGCCACATCGGGTAACACCACCGCGCTCACTCCCGTGGTCTTGCCGTCAACCGACTCGCCCACATAGAGCATATGGGGATCAGGACTGAACGCCGGGGTGATCGCCCAGCCCGGCTCCGGTTGTCTGACGAGGTCTTCCTGACCCACACCCCAGATCAGACCGTCCGCGCTCGTCAGGTAATCAATCGCGCTCGCGTCCGGGTCGGTATCCGTACCCTCAAATGTCTCCGCGACCATTTCATAGAGGCCGAGGTCCGCATTCCACCGCACCTCCATGTTGTAGTAGAAAAACGGCGTGAAGACGGACACCGGAGGTCCACAGGTCACCCCGTCCGGGCCGCAATCGCGGCGGGTCTGCTCGCCAAAGTCGGTCCCATTTGTGAAGAGCCACACATGCCCGTCAGGCCCCCTCGTCGCACCAGGAAGCCACGCCCCGTCTACGAGAATGACTGGCTTCGTCCATGTGCGTGCGCGGTCGGTTGAGAGGCTCACGCACACCTTGTTGTTCTCAAGCACAAAGCCGTTGAGTCCAGCGCCCACGCAGGTCGTGTAGCCGAGCCACACACCGTCCTGACGAATGACAAGATTCATGTCGTTGATGAGATTCATGCCAGTACTGACCGGATTGAGAGCGACCCACATATTCCAGCCGAAGATAGGGAAGAATGGGTCCTGCACGTCCGCGCAGTAAATCGTGTCGTGCAGATCCCCTTCTTCACCAAAGCCTCCCCAGCACAGGACGCCATCTTGAAATGAGGGGCTATAGAGAGCGTGTCCTGGAACGATGAGATGATGCTGGAGATTTGGTGCTGCTCCCCACACGGGCAGCGCCAGCAGCAGCGCGACGCCGGCTAAAATATCACTCAGAGTCAGTTTCATTGAATAATCCTCCGATGAATTGCCCATGAAGCACCCGTACATATGTTATTCAGCCGCATCTGCGCTCCGCATTTGCAACAGAAAACGCGCGCGCCGACAGCATGTGATGGCTCAGTTTTGCAGTAGCAGTGCTGACATGGCGGCAGACACGGACAGTACGCCACAAGAGGTCCCCATACTCGTTGACATCTCGGGCACATCCAACCTTCCACAGTGCGTCTCCTGTCCCTTGTTCAAAGGATTTTTTTCTGTTACAAAAGAGCGGTGCATGTGACGGTCGAGATCAAAGATTTCCCCCTGCTCATGGCGGAAATTCACTCATTGAAGGAGGCACTCGTGGCTGCTATCGACGATTTCAATACTGCTATCCAAGCGTTTACAACTGAACTCGCCAGCGATCTGCAAAAGCTGAGCGATGCCACGACAGCCGAACTCGCGCGTGTCACGGCGGCGCTCGGGACGAGTACCGATCCTGCGGTCATGACCGCGACTGCCTCTCTGCAAGCGGCCACGACCACCATGAAGACTGGCATACAGAGCGCCGTGGACGCGCTGAACTCGGAATTGCCCGCGCCGCCGCCAACTCCCTAAATTCTCTTTTCATGGCTCCTTGCGGGGACTTTGATCAGCCCCCGCAGTTTCCTTCACTGGCGCCACCGCCTGAAGATTCCGCCGCACCCGCCGTATCTGCTCCAGGGGGTGTTCCTCCTCAGTTTCTATCTCCGTCCCATCATCCTGAAGATGCGTGACAATCCGCGTGATCTTGAAGCCGTGCTCAGGGTGGGGCCGAATCCGCATGGTGTGATGATCGCGCAGAAAGACATGCCAGTGCCCCGGTTCAGTGATGACGGTGGTGAGGTCGATCACGACATGGTCAGGATGGGACTTCACGCCGTCCGCGACGATTTCCCCGGTCCTTACATCTTCATCCCGATAGAGCGGTGGGAGGATGTTGGCGAACTCTAGCTCGGGCGTGACGTGGTTGAAGGCCCAAATTATCTGGCCGCTCGGGTCCACCACGGCGGTTTTCATGGGGAGTCGCATTGTCGTATCCTCCTACATTACATGAGCGGCTAGGGAATGACTAGCTATCAGTGCCGAAGCCTCCAACAAAGATAAAACAGAATGTGATTATTTAATAGTGTCACAGAACGTGCTGAAAAAGAGATAAGGTTAAGTGAATTCCGATAGTTAGGGTCCAAAACCATAACGAAAGATCGCCCGCGTTGCGAATGACGGACGGATCAGCGTTGAACTGCCACGCACTGACAAGATTCGTGCGCTGCTCCCATGGGCCGACGAGCGTTGCCGCATGAGCAGCCGGTGTATCTGCTACGTCAATTGAAAGCCCGGGGGTCACTGAAAGCGCGGGGGAGACGGTAAACGTGAGAATGCGTCGCGTATAGGGATTCAAGTTCCCGCCGGTAATGAGCGTTGAATTCATATTTTGACGGTCAACGGTCGTCGTCTGCGGGATCGTCACGCTGACTGACGTGGCAAACGAGCTGACCTGCCCGCAGGAATTTTTTGCCCGCACCGAGTAGAAATAGGCGGTGCTGTAGACGCCAGACGAATCGACGTATTTGCTCGACACCCCCGCGGCATCCCCGACCTTCGCCACCTGGTCTATTTTCGTCGTGTTGTCGGTGAAGGAGTTGGACGTGCTGCGGTGAATCTCAATTGCCGCCAGATCAATGTTAGTCGGATTCGTCCAGGTCAGGATGGTCTGCCCTGGCTTCGTCATGCCGGCAAGGCTGGTAGGGGCAGACGGTGCGCCCGGGGTGGCCCCGGTGGTGACCGGCCCGAGCACGGCGTTGATGCCCTCTTGAAAACTAGCGTTGTTGAGACCGGCAAAGGCATAGACGCGATAGTAGAAGGCCGTGCCGGTCGGCAGGCCATCAAACAGGGCTGCGAGAGTCCCTCCGGGCAGTGTCGGGATTGACTGGGTTTTGAATGGCACGCCAGACGCGTCCGTGATCTTAAAGACCAGCGCCGTCACGTTCGCGGTACTTGGCGCCGTCGCCGTCACCGGCACTGTGACCGTCACGACGCCAGCGGCGGAGATGGTATAGGTGTTCGTGCCGGTAGAGAATGCGGTGGGAATGTCAGGCAGGGTCTGAGTGTAGTCCGTCAGGATCAAGGCCGTATTCGGCGCTTGGTTCGCACCCGCAGTGTAGGAATACGCAGCGGCATTCCAGCCACGCAAGCCGAATTGCAGGGTCTCGCCCTCGACGCGTATCAGGGAGAGCAGTCGTCGGTCTTGGACAAACTTCCAGTTGGGCGCGGTGAATTTTACGCGCTGCCCGAGCCGCAGGAACCGTACCGAGCGGTGGGCGGTCACTGTGATCAGGCGCCGGCCGTAGTAGGCGGTATAGAGGCGGAACTGGCATTCACCGTCCGCTGTGCGGAAGTCGCGGATATAGTCATTGGTCTCAATGACTTCCGTCCCAACGTCGGTTGCAGACAAGACGGTTGTTGAGCGGGACGGACCGAGTACGTATTTGAGATTCCCGGTAAATCCAGGATCCGGCGCGCAACTGAGCGTCAGCGTCTTGACCCGTTGCGCCAGCGCGGTAATGATCTCGCCCTCATACGAGGCATTTTGCCAGGCTGTTGATCCGTAGTCGCCGTCGCCCAGCTCGACCGCCACCCCGTTCTCGTCCTTGGGATCGGCCCAGGTCACGGCGGCCTCAGTGGACCAGGTCGCGCCGGCAAGCAGGGCATACCAGGTTGAGGTCACGAGATCAAAGGCGCTGGTCTGGCCCACCTCGTTCATCTGCATATAAAAGACCAGCCCCGTTTCTAAGCGTTCCAGCTCGCGGTCTTTCCAGTCGATGATGTTGGTCAGCGACCGCGCGACGTTCCAGATCCGCACCTCATCCAGCAAGCCATTGGTGTAGGTGATGCCAGTGCCCGCATTGTCCCGTGATCGGCCCAGTTCAAAGGGTGCGACGGTATCGCTCATGCTCGCGCCGCCCTTGGCCGCCGTTGCCACTTGCACGCCGTTCTTATACAGAAAGCAATTCGCGCCATCAGCAACCAGGGCGAAGTGATTCCAGTTCGTGTCGTAGGTCGTGTTGACCTGATACACGACGGTCGCGCCGTTGCTGTTCCAGGCGCGGAACTCCAGCGTGCCGCCCACACTCGTCCAGATGGCATATTCCTCAGCCGTGGCGGCCGTGCGCTTGCGCAGAATACCCATTGCCGTGGTCGTGTCGTTGGCCTTGAGCCAGAACTCGATGGTAAAAATGTTTCCTGTGAAACTCAGGTCCGCGCGATCGCCGACGGCGATATACTGACTGCTGGCCGCTGTCAGAGACAGGGCAGAGTTGACATGATCGACGAACATGCGATACGCGCCCCCGGAAAATCGCTCATAATACGCACCGTGCAACGCCAGTTCGTTGAGCACATCACGCAATGGGCGCAGTGAGGAGAGGCCGCCGTCTATGCGGTAGCCGGTCGGGTTGACCAAGCTCAGGTAGTGCGCGGCAGCCAGGGCAAAGTTCTGCGTATCCGCCGTTTTCCCGCCGCCATACGAGGCATCTGTCAACATGAATTTTGCTGCTAAGGCCGGGTTACGGCTAAACTCGCGCGACACCAGATCCGCTTGAATAGCGGGCACTCGACCGCCTGGCGAGCGCGGTGCGGTGAGGAACTGTGCCAGCAGGAAGCTGCCCCAGGCGACCGGGCTCCATTGGTCGCGCGGGACCACCCCGGCGTCGCGGTAGAGTTCGTTGATCACGTTTGGCACTAACTGTGTCGCAGTCGGCCCGGCAACCCACGTGTGGCCCGTCAGCGTTGCATCATTGCCGTTGGGACTGTTGTCAGCGGCAACCGATCCGGTATTCTCGTTCATCGGCCAGTAGCCCATCAGGCCGGTCTCATAGCCCGTCTTGAGGGCGTTAAAATGAAAGAGTATTTCCTGGTCGTCCAGCACGCGATTCCAGATCCGCGCCTCGCTCAGCGACCCGGTGAACGCGCCGCCGGTTAGTAATGCCGCGCCAGAGCTGAAGGTGCCGCCACCGGTGGTAAACGTGCCAGTGTAGGCCGTGGTCGTCAGTAAGAGTCCATCGCCATAGACCTTGAGCGTGAGGGTGGCCACGTTAATTGAGAAGGCCGCATGGTGCCAGACGTTGTCCGTCCACACACCGGAGGCACTTGAGGTGGTCGCGCCGACTGAGGTTTGTATTGCGGCCTGCAGGCCACCTGCGGTCGTATTGAGGCGCAGTGTCCAGCCGTGCCCTCCGGTCCAGGTCCTGCCCATCAGCACCGGGTTGCCTGTCGCACTCGACACTTTGAACCAAATCTCCGCTGTCAGGGTCGTGAAGTTGTAGCGGTCTGGATTCGCATAGGTCGCCGCGCCGGCACCGCTGAAGGAGGGACCGGAGTTGATGATGGCCGGGAGCCGGATCGCGCCGAAGTCCCAGATCGCGATCTTGTTGATCGTCGCTGTGTTGGTTGCTGGGAGTTTAAGAAAAGGTGTTCCCACGTTGTAGGTCGGCGTGACATTCTCGTTGAAGATCGAGACCCTGACGTTGCCGTTGCGGTCCACGATGGCGGCATTGGCGATATAAGCAACGTAGGTGCCTGCCGCATTATTTTCGCAGCCGACCAGAAAGGTGGTGATCGTTTTGCCGATGAGCGCCGCCGGCAAGGGAATGTCCCGCCTATACCACCGGGCATTTGCAGAGGCGCTCAGGTCCGTGGCCGGGTGGCTCGAGAGGCCGTTCTGGTCTACCGCCGCGGTCGCGTGCAGGAGAGTGGTCCCATCCCAGAGACTCAGGCCGACGAGGACCCCGGCGGCCGCAAGAAAAATGTCATAGACGAGTCGATCACCGTTCTGTGTCAAGGTATCTGGCACGCTGGTATCATCAGCATAAAAATACTTGTCCGCATCCGCTGAAGCAGCAATCACAAAGGTGCAGGTCAGCACGGTCGCGTGACAGAGCGCCAGGTCCACCTTTGACATGATGCCGAATGGAACTCGTACCATCGCCTTCGTGTCACGCAAAGCACTGTGGTCACTGGATGGGAACGCATCACTAATGGCGACGCCAGGCACCAGCGAAGTAAACCCGTCCGTGTCTTGCGTGCTGATGCGCAGTTGCGCCGAGGTGCGGCCGATGCCGCCAGGCGTATCAATCACCGTGCCGTCCAGGTCGAGCACGGTCTTGATAGGGGACTGCTCCAGGTCGGTCACCTCCACATGCGCCTGCTTGCCGAGAATCTCGCCCAGCGTGAGCAGATATGAGGGCGTGTTCAGGGTCGGCGTCACGAGAATGTTCGTCACTTCCAGTGTCGCCTCTCGCGCTCCCTGCACGCCGGCGCCGAGGTCAGGCAGGGCTTTCTCAATCACGACTGACTTGACCAGCATGCCCTCGTAGGTGGGAATGGCGTCATCTTCGGCATCGGTCCACAAGACCGTACCGGAATCAAGCGTGAGGCTGGCGCGGGTGCGCAGGGCTTTGGTCATGACTTGGCGATGTAGCCGATATGCTCACGCAGGGTGAGACTGGGGTGATAATTAGGGCCATCCCAAGACGTGGTCGGTTCCACCACGGACTTCATCAAGTAAATCTCCGAGTCGTTCCCGTTATTGAAAAAGAAGTGAAAGGGCGTGGAGTGACCGAAGAGCGTGATATTGCGCCACTCATCGAGTTGCGCAGGAGGGAGCACCTGATTCTCGATCGGGATCTCGAGATAGAACGGCCCGGCCTCGGCATCACTCAGGCCATTGCTGAGCATCGCCTGCCGCTGCTTGATCTGCATGCCGGTCCAGGGATTGGCGGTCATTGTGGTCACAGCGGAGAGGATGCCAACATAGGCGATCTGAAAGCCGGGCGAACCATCCAGCACGGACTGCACGATCACGCGCAATCTGAGGTACTGTTTTGTCGCCACTTTCGCTATGCGTAACTTCGTGCGATTCGTCCACTTGTCGGTGAGCAGGGTATGGGTCGTGTCGTCGGCGTTGTAGCTCACATCGGTCGGCGTGGCCACGGTGCCGGTCGCAACGTGCAACGTCGTAAAGTTTGCGTCGTAGATTTCTACCTCGACGATGCTCAGGGCGGAGCCAAGATCGAAGACAATGTCCTGCTGGACGGCCAGACTCGTGGACATCCACGGACGCAGCGGGAAGTTTTTGTCCAGCATGCGCGTGGCCGGATAGCCCGCAACTGCCGACGTGACCGAGCTAATGACCGCGGTTCTGAAGCTGTTGGAGTATTGGACATTCCCGGCCATCTTATTTCCTCAGCGTCAACTCTTGCCGGACCACTTTGCCACCACGCCCGCCCCAGGCTTTCAGGAAAAAGTCATCAGCATGCTGGTCGAGTTCCTTGCGCACCTGTCTGCCCACCGCATCCGCGAGGTCCTGTGGATCGTCACTGCCCCCATCGACGCGGACGGAAATCTGCGGGCTATACTGGATCACTGGTGGTGCGGTGCTCACGGCGGGTGCCGTTACCGCCTGCAGCTTCGACACCGGCGCGATGGCGACCAATTCCCCCGCATGCGCGAGAAAAAGCTGATCCTGTGTGAGTGTACCCAAGAAGCCGCTGGCCGCTGAGGTCATGCCGCCCAGTGGATGATGAGGGTTAGGGACTGTCTCTGGGGGCGTGCGTGAGACTGGATGCGTCATCGCATCAAGTTGTTTTTGGAGGATCGCAATCTGGGCTACTGCCAGGGCATCCTCTTGCGCGGCCAGGGCGCGCAACGCTGTCACCGTTGCCGTGCGCAAGTCGGCGATGGCCGCCGCCGTGGTGTCTACCTGGTGAGAGGCCACGACCTGCAATCCCTGCAACTCCTTCACCACGTCATCGCGCAAATTGGCGAATCGCTGGTCACTGGTTGAGAGGAAGGTAGATGCGGTTTGCACCTGATTCTGTAAATTCGTCGCCAGGCTCTGCACCAACGCCGGCTGATCTGCCGGAGCCGCAGTCTTGATCTGCGCGCGCAACTGAGCGGCTTGGATCTGGAGAAACGCAAGTTGCTCGGTCCCACTACTCCCAGGTCCCTTGGCGACAATGCTGGTAATGGCGTCCTGGATGGTCCTGGTCGTCGTTTGCCAGTCTTTTTGTATCTGCTGCAGCGATGCCACCTCCGCCGTGTAGCGGTCCACTGTAGTAGTGCGGAGCTGATTCGTGAGCGTCTGGGCTTTGGCCAGGTCCTCAAGTGAGAGTTTTGTCCCCGCGTTGAACTGATCGAGCAGCGGTTGCAACTGATTTTTGATCGCATCATATTTGACCTTGGCCACGGCCTCAGCCGATAAGGCACCGATCTGCCCGAGCTGCTCGGCGAGCGTCGTGCCGATCGCAATACGCGCCTGCGCCAGCGCATCAATCTGCTTGGCGAGGTCTTGCACGGATGTTGCCGCCGTCTTTGCGGCAAACCCCATGGACTTCAAAGAATCGACAAGATGAGAGTCAGCAGTGGGATCCGCTAACGCACGTTCGATAAAATTATGCGGTGCCGTACCGACGGGCCCACCAGTGGCAAAGTGCGCGACCTCCATGCCGGCGTTGATTTGCGCGAGTAAAGCGAGGTGCTTCTGCGCATCTTTCGCGTTGACGACAAACTCACCAGGGGCGAGCATGGCCGGCACCGTGTCACCCGTGCCCGAACCGCCAACGAGGCCACCACCCGCATGTCCAGTCGCGGCCGGAGCCGCAGGGATGTGGATGGTGGCGCTCGCGATCGCTGCATTTTGCAGGGCGGTTGCCAGCGCCTGGGCCTGCGAGGCGGAGGAGGTGATGTTCGCCAACGCCTTCTCCATCGCGCCCCGTATCCCGTCTGCCTCGCTCCCGGCATCCTTGAGCGTTGGCGGCAAGAGCCCGGATTTTGCCAGGGCATCGGCCAGTGACTTTGCGACCGCATTGCCGGCGTCCCCTGCCAATCCCAGCGAATCTTTCATTTTCGCTAGCTCAGGAAGAGAGAGCCCAGCCGCCTTCGCCGCAGCGCCGAGCGCGTCAGTGAGATTCCCTCCAGATGCACCGGCAGCGAGCATCGCATCCTTCACTTTCGCAATTTCTTCTGCACTTCCTCCTGCTGCCTTCAGTGCTGCTTGCAAAGCATCCACCATCGCACCAGTATTATCCGCTGCTGCTTTCGCCGCGTCTGCCGTTTGACTCGTCTGGTCGGTCACCGCCTTTTGCTTATCTGCGAGCGGACCGAGCAGGTCATTGAGAGGGTTATTAATAAATCCTTGCTGATGTGCACCTGTACCATCATCCCCGAGAAGAGGACCCAGTGCCTTGCGTAACTCGTCACCCGTGACGCCGATGGCGGCCGCCAACTTCTCGATCTCCGGCTTAGCCGCCGCGAACGCCCCGGCGATGCCCTTGGTGAAAGTGGAGAGGTCGATCTTGCCCGCGATGTAGGAGTTTTCGAGATCCGTTATTTTCGCGAGCGCCGGACCAAGCGCACTACTTGTGAGGGCGGCGTTGGTGAATCCGGTAATGACGGCATTTGTGATCGAGGTCGCGATGGAATTTTCTAGGCCCTTGGTGAAGGATGCGCCAATGTCGGTCGCGCTTGCGCCGTTCTTGATCCCGTCTGAGATGGCCGTGGATGCGGCGGAGCGAATGTCAGCCGCGAAGGCTCCGCCCTTCAGGTCTGCCGCCGCCGTGGCATCCTTCGCCGCCGCTGCTAGGTCTGCACTGGCATTTGCGGCATCCTTCAGGCCAGCCGCGAAGTCCTTCGCGAACAGTCCCGCCGAGTGCAACGCACCATCCACCTTCGTGATCTGGTCGGCGGTCAGTCCGGCTGAGGCAAGGGCGTCGTCAAAGGCTTTCTTGACGGCATCCGCGTCTTGCGTTGCGATGCCACTGAGATTTTCTGGAAGCTTGAGGTTCGCGAAAGCACTGCGCACGTCAACAATCTGACTGGCAGTGAGGCCGACCCCCTTGAGGATACTTTCGACCGCGTCACCCGTACTCGTTGCGGCGGTGGTTGTTTTGTTGAAAGCGTCAGGCAACGCTCCCGCCGCTCCCAACACACTTTTCACGTTGTCATAAACCACGCCGACGCGCGTACCCAGCAGGTCTATCGTTGCGGAGTCCAGCGGTTTGGTCAGGTCGATGCCCTTGAACACGTCTCCTATCCCCTCGGCAATGGTCTTCGCTATCAGCTCGTCCCGAATCACCTGTTGCAGGTTCGTCTTGAAATTGATCTCAACCTGGGCCGTCGTGAGGTTCCCTGAGATGCCTTCTGTGATCGCCTTAGTGAGCGAGTCCTGGATGTTCTTGGCCGCCGTGCTCACGTCCAGAATCTTAGCTTTGAATACCTCAAGGTCGAAAATCCCGTCCTTGGTGAAGGAGTCCATTGCGATCTTGGCAATGTCGATGCCGGCGGGGAGGTCGGTGGTAAAGAGGCCGACCGCGCCCATAATGGCGTCTTTGTAGAAGTCCGCGCCGATTTTCCCGGCCTGAAATACGCTGGTCAGCTTGTCGGTCAGGGCCTGGAACGTGATGTTTCCCTTGCTGATGGTCTCCGCGATGGCAGCGGGGATTTTATCAATGCCGAGGTTCGCAATGAGCATGTTGCCAAAGGTCGTCCCGGTCTGCTCGACAGACTTGCCGAGCTTCATCGCTTGGTCCGCCGTGATAAAGGTTCCGAGCGCCTGCAACTGCTTGGCGATCTCCGGCCCGGCCTTAGTCGTGAGTACGTCCTTGCTCGCCGCCAGGAAGTCGCCGCCGAACATCTTTGCCGCCAGCGCTTTGGTGTCCTCGAAGAAGTAATTGCCGCTGTCGATCTCGGCGGCAAAGGAGACTTTCCAGCTCGTGAGTGTGTCCTTGACTGAGGCGCGGATCTGCGTGCCTTGCGTCGGCGTGTGAGCAAAAAACACGTCGAAGAGTGCGCCGAGGCCAGCCCCAAGAGGACCGAGAAAGCCACCGATAGTTGCGCCTTGTCCCCCTCCCAAGATTTTTGCGAATATCTGCCCGAGTCCGATGCTCACTCCGATGATAGGGAGTGCCTGCCCGAAGGATTGCACGAAGCTGCCCGCCGCATTAAATCCAGCATTGCTAAAGAGATTTCCAAGACTGCCGAACAGCCCTCCGCCTCCGCTGCTCGCCGGTTGGCCGAGGCTCGTAAATATCGAACCGGCCCCTGTCCCATTAAAGATGCCCTGAAAACCACTGACAAAATTTGTTGCGGAAATTGCGCCGCCCTGCCCAAATAAAAAGCCTATCAATCCCCCGCCGTTGTCAAACACCAGCTTGGAGATATTGCCGATCAGCGGCACGTCGAGGTTCTGCTGCTTCCCAGCAATCAACTGCGAGAAGAATTTGACCCCAAGCCCCTGGCCGACACTCGACAGGATATTCCCGATAGACTGCGTCCCCTGCAAGATGCCGGTGGTGACCTGCTCCAGCATCGCGCCAATGCTGTTCTGCGAGATGAAGGCAGTTTTCGCGAGTTCGTTTTGCAGGGTCTGGAAGGCGGTGCGGCCTTGGATGCCAATGGTCTGAAGATGGGTAACGGTGTCGCCGAATTCAGTGTTGAGTGTGTTGACGGTTTCTGCTTGTTTACTATATTGCGCTGTCGCTGCCGCCAGGGCGGTAACAGTATTTTGCGCCTGGACACCACCCTGCGCACTGTTAATGTCTTGAATGGCTGCCAGTTGCTGGCGTAGGGCATCGACATGTGCCGCGTCCGCTGCGAGGTCTACTTGTGCTTGGGTCAGCTTTATTTGAATCGCTTGCTGGTCAGCAACGATCAATTGACGCTGCACCTCCAGTTCCCGTTGCGTGATGGCAAAGATTTCTTGCGCACTCGCGCCAGATGCCACCGCCAGTTCTTTCTCTGCCGTCAATCGCTGCTGGTCAGCCTGGAGCACCGTTTTCTGATTCGCGATCGCGTTCAGATCGGACTGTTGTTGCAAATCACCCGCACTTTTGGCTGCGTCCGCCCGTACCTGCGCCTGCTTGATGAATTGATCGGTCAGGGCGATAGCGGCTTGTTGGGCCTGTAGCGTGCCGGCGGCTACCTGATTCTGCGCTGCCGTCACCGCCGTTCCTGCCTGCGCTACATTCGCCGTCGCTTCCTGGATCTTGAGATTTGTGGCAGTGAGATCCTTCTGGTCTTGCGCCGCCCGGGCTGCACCCTCGTCTCCACCCAGTCGTTGCGCTTCCCCTAATCGCGTGGTGATCTCGACCTGTTGTTGCAAGAGCCCGTTGAGATCCGCCTGGGCTTTTGCCTGATTCGCTTGGGCTGCGCTCACGCCGGCTGCGGCGAGTTGTTGCTGTGTGCTCAGCAATTTGTCTTGCGCCGCCTGCTGCGCCGCCAACGGCGCATTGGCCTGCTGGAGCAAGGTCAGGTTTGCCTGCTGAAGCGCGACCTGCCCTTGCAGGAGCGTCTTGCGCCCTTCCGCGGTGGCGGCCTCCACCGCAAACTCTGCTTGTGTGGCTTTGATCGACTGCTCAGACCGGAGTTGCGCCGCCGCGCTTTTGTCCTGTTCATTCTTGAGCACGACCAGGGTCGTGGCGTCACTGGCCCGGCGATCTATCTCGCTCGTGTCCTTGACGTTGCTGGCTTTCGCCAGCGCTAAGGCTTGCTGGCGCTGCGCCTCAATTTGCTGGAGTTGGGCTTGAAAGGAGGCCTGTATCCCCTCGGAACTGCCGGTGACCTTGCCCAGCGCCACGGCCAGTTCGACATATGCTTTCGCGGCCTCCGTGGCAAGTTTCTCCCCGGCCGCTACGGCCTTGTTTGACTCGTCTTGTGAGAGACTCAGCCTTTTCTGGCTACCTTCGAGTGAGACATAGGCCCCACCGAGCGCTTCAAAGGCGACGGTTCCCAGGTTGACGGAGTCGGGTAACTGATGCCATTGGGTTGTCAGCGCAGTGAGTTGCGCCCCGGTTTTCCCTGCGACCCCATTCCATTCATCCAACGCTTGCTGACCTTTTTGCAAGGCCAGGTCCAGCGTGTCCGTCTGCCCAACCACTGCCTCAAACGGTGCCATCAGCGCTAACGCTGCTCCTTCCGTCGCATGCAGTGCCGCGGTCAAAATCGTCAGTACATCACTTGCCTCGCTGATCGCCGCAGACAATGCGAGAGTACCGAGCTTGGCCGCAGCGAAACCGACACCCTTACTGGTGATCCCTCCCGGCTGTGCAGTAGAGGTGGCTTGCGTGACGACCTGAATGGCGACGACCGTACTTTTCGCCGCCAGTTTGACGAGCCAGTCCCATAAGTCCGCCGCAAATGCCCCTGCCTGTCTTAAGGTTTGGGTATCGACATTGACCGGCACGGACTCGCCCGCTGCCCGCAACTTATCCAGCTCATCGCGGGCGCCGATCAATACCTCTTTCATCGCGCTAAACACGCCGGCGAAGTTCGCCGCCAGCGTCAAGTTGCTAAAGGTGCTGACCGTGGTAGTCAGCCCGACCCAGGTCAGGGCAGCCCCTTCTGCGAGCTGGTTATAGACCGCCAGATGCGCGTTGAGTTCCTGGATGAGCGTCCCCTGCGCCTTGTATTGCCGCGCTTGCTCGACCGTGATGCCGATCGTCTGTAAGACAATCTGTCCCTGCGCGCGCAAGAGCGTGAAAATTTCACGCGACTGGTTCTCGACCAATGCGTCATTCAAGCCCAGCAGCTTACTGATATTCAGAATGCCTTGCGCGGCCTGCAATCGATCGTTATCGGTGGCGACCTGGCCGCGACCGAAGGCCAGCACGTTGCGGAACACATCAAGCAACTCTTGCTGTGTCCCTAAGGTGGACGCGGACATTTGGGCAATTTTCTCCTGGAGTGCCCCAGCCTCTTTGAGATTGGCCGTCCAGGCTGCTGAGGTCGAGACTTGTTTGCCCGAGGCATCGACCAGTTGCGTGGTCCCTTGCAGCAGGGCTGCGATGCCCAGCCGGGACCGCTCCAGCGTGGCGCTGTAACTGATGCCTTGCTTGACCAGTCCCTCAGCATCACTGATGAGACCGCGAAAGAGACCGGCGAGCGTGATGCCGGCGGCAATTTGCGCGATCCGCTGCAAAGAACTCGCGACGGCATCGACGGCGCGCGTTACCTGCCCGGCCTGCGGGGGAATGCTGCCCAGGGCCTGGTTGACCTGCTGCGCGCCGGCCGTCGCCCCGGTCGCGTTGATCGAGATGTTCAGCGTGGTGGCCACTATTTCTTCTTCTCGCTCTGCGCGCGGCAGTGCTCCCGGAAGGCGTTATCGAGATCGCGAATGAGCGCCACCATATCGGCCCGCCATTCCCCCCTGACCTCGTGCTCATCGAGATAGGCCAGGATCTCGGTGAGTGGGATCGCGCCCACCTCCATCCCCATTGGCCGTGATGGCGAGAGGAACGCGAATGCATTCCACACCGGCAGCAGGTGCGGCGCTAACTCAGGGTCCAGCACTTCAGCCGGAATTTCCTTGAGCACGGGTTTGCCCGTAAATGGGTCGCGCTCCTGCGCCAGCGCCGCAAACCACTCGGCATTAGCCGGCGTGCGGTCACTCGTCGTGCCGTGCTTCAGGAACCAGCCGAGGTACTGGACAAATTTTCGTGCTCGACCTCGTCCTGCTCGCGCTTGTAGTTCGCCGCCTGCAACGAGTGAAATTCCACATCGTTGCGGAAATCGGTCGATTCCTTCAGCGCGGCATACGCTGCCGTTTCGCTGTAAGGAACCGCCGTCGGCGGGTCGTCGTCCGTCGTCACCCCCTGCCAATCGAGCAGGATATATTTTGCCAATGCCCGCAGTGCGATGGGGTCGCGAATCGAGGCGGGGATATAGCCATCGCGAAACTGACGGAAGAAAGGCCGCAGTTCTTTCTCTAGCCACTCTTTGTGACGCGGGTTGCCATCGCGGGCGATCTTGAGTTTGACGCCGGGCACGCGGTACGAATAATCGATCCATACGCCCTCCTGCTCGGCGAGACTATCGGTTTTGCCTAGATTCATGGTCATGGGCCTCCTGTGGACCACGGACACTGGTTGTGGGATTAGAGAATGTCAATCTGCATCGTGAAATTCTGCGTCGGTTCGCGCACCGCCGTAAACGGCAGCGAGATGAGCAGGTCGTTGTTAATCGTCACCTGCTGCTTGTTGCCATCGGAAAAATAGAGCTTCGGCAATGTAAAGATGTACGTTTTCGGCGTCACGCTGGTGACGCGCAGCGAGAGCCCGCTGACGACGTGGCTGAAGAACTTGTTGCGCAGCGTGATCGAGTCGAAATAGGCGACGAGCGTGCCGGTGATACCCAGCGAGCCGTACCCAATGCCAACGCCAGACTTATTGGCAATGGCTGGCTGGTTGCGCAGATTGCCGGTCACCGTCAGCGCCACACTCTTGAGGGCCGTCGTCAGCACCGCCGGTACAGTGGAGGGAGGGACGATTGTGCCTTCATAGATCGTGCCCACATTGGCAGTGGCGTTCATGACAGAGCCGGTTTGCGCCGGCGTGACGGTCGTGCCCAGCGGCGAGGCACCGGAGACGCTTCCCCCCTTGCCCATCAGCGCGAAAGTGCCGGTGAGTATGGCCTGCGTGGCGAAACTGAGATCCATCTGGCTGACACGCATCCCGTTGAAGAAGTTGTAGATGTTGAGGTCGAGGTCTTGTTCCTCAAAGACATAGGAGACGGGTGTCGTGCCGTTGCGGGCAAATTTGCCACTGATGCTGCGTCCAGCGGTAGAGACTTCGTCCACCAAGGTGGCGGTCGGAAAGACCGTCATAATGGTGGCGGTGAGCGCCGTAATCAAAAAGATTCCGTTGTTCGCAGCAGCGGTGAACCCGGTGGTCTTGACCCACTGACCGACGACAAATCCGTCTGTGAGGAACGATCCCGTCGCCCGCACGATGGTGCTTGAAGCGGCAATCGCTTGCAGGTTGGCGGCCGTCATGGTCGTGACGGTGAACGTCGTGCCCAGGATGGCCGCCATGAACGGATCATACTCCGTCTCGCTCAGCTCGAAAGGCAGCGAGCCGACGGCGCTCCCGCCAATCTCCACCAGATCGGGCACTTGACGGTCAGAGCGCACTTCGGCGCTGGCCGCTGTTGTCATGACGTGGTTGAAATCCGCGCCGGTGGTGCGAATCTCTGTGTAGGTGCCGGCGACGGGCGTCTCACCCCATGTGACCTCGGGCTTGTACACCCACCTCACGCGGTTGCTGTCAGCATTGGCCATTGTCGATCTCCTCTACCTCTGGCCCACGCTGGAGCACGATGAGAAAGTAAAATAGGACTGGGACTCTGCTTACACCTCGATCACCCGTTTACAGCGGTGACACACAAATCGTCCGGCGATCTTTCCCTCTGCATTCGGTTGCGCCAGCATCCGGTTGCAGACACACCGCGCCGGTTCTCCGGGAGCCACCTTGACCTTGAGCGGTAGCTCTGTGAGCGTCCGCAGCACGTCTGGGCGTTGCGGTTCCACGGGCTAATACACCTTCTCCCGGATATAGGGCACGACCACGTTCATCTGAAACCAGCCATCGCGCGCTGGGACTGTCTCCGCATAGGGAGTGCGGCAGGTAATCTGACCCTGGGTGCCGGCTGTGAATTGCGCGCCGTGACCATCAGACGTGCGAAACACGGCCGCGATCTGATCGGCCAGGGTGTGCGCGCGCACTTCTCCCGTCTCCTCCGGGACAAACACTTGCACCATGACCACACCTGCAAAGCGGTGCAGCGGGCGGGTATTGATCGAGGCTTGTTGCCCGGCACCGGAGCGGAGAAAGAAGGCCACCCAGGGAACCGCGACCGGCTGCACCCACGGGGCGTTCTCCCAGCGCACCGGCGTGGTCGTGCCCCACGCGGTCTGAAAGCGTGAGATGAAGGCGGTGCGTTCGTCGAGAAAGTCACCCATCAGATCACGCTCGTTCCCTGAATGTCCGCCTCAACTTCGGCCACGGTCATCTCGACGTAGCCCGCTGGTGCTTGCGTGCTGTGACCATCGTTTAAGGGCTGGATATAGGGCAAATTATTCGAGATCCACACGGTGCGGTATGGATTCCCGCCTGGTGCGGTGAGCACATCGAGTTCCGGCGTTGCGACACTCACCGCCGCGTTGGCGGCGCTGCTCGACTCGTGATAGGCGGGGTAATCACCGGGGGGCAGACTTGTCTCTGACGAGGTATCAAGAGAGACAATCCAACTGCCGCGCGCGCGACCTGTCTTCACAGGAGTGCGTGCGACGATCTTCCCTAAGAGATCGAGGGTCGTTTTTTTGACCACCGTGCCAAGCTCCACGCCGATCTGCTTGGCAAATGCCTCCAGATCGGCGGTGAACTGAATGAGGTGTTGCTCGTTCTCTGCCATGTCAGTTCATCAGCAGCACACTGAATTTGTAGGTAGCCGCCGCGACCGCCAGGCCGCCGTAGGTAATGACCAGGGAGGTCTTATCGACCGTCCACGTTGGGGCGCGTTGCGTGCCAGTGCCACCGTTCATGACGACGAGGGCGATAGGATCAAGATTCCAGAAGCCACGCTTAAACATTATGGTGATGATCGTACTCGTGTCTTGCCCGGTCCCTGTCGAGGTCACGGTAAACCCCATCTGCATGCAGGTACCGGTAATCGCGGAGACGGCAGCCGTCGTACCCCAGCCAGCCGAGAGCACAAAGTCCCCAGCCACCATGTCAGGATCAATCCCGAACCATTCGAGATAGGCATGGCCTTCACGGAGAAAACTGGAGAATGTCACCTGGGCAGGCAGGCAGTTTTCAAAGAGGCACCGGATGGGCGCCGCTTCGATCTGGTTGATATCCAGCGTCTGGGTGGGGGTAAAGACGAGACTGCCACGACCGACAAACCGCAACGCCTGTGTGGCGGTCATCACGACGGCATCGACCTCTGCCGTGCTCACATCCAGTGGCGAAGAAATGACAAAGGTCATGCTCTGTCCCGTAGACGTCAGCGCCTCTTTCAGAGAGGCAAAACTATTGGCATCCACCTCGCCGGGAAACAGGTTCTGCAGAAAGATCGGGTTTGGTGTCGTCATGCTTGCCTCACGTGCAAAAGAAAGATTGCCCCGGCAGGGTCGAGTCTGAGATTGATAATCCGCCACACTTCGCCGTTGCTGCGCGTGAACGTCCCCTCAATCACGAAGACGCTCGGGTCGAGACCGAGCCCAGCCACGATCACCTGCTTGTCCTTCGACAGCACAGTGACGTTATCAATCTGGTCCACACGAAAATCAGTGAAGAGGACATTTTCCAGTGACAGCGCACCGGGTGCCTCCATCGTGGTCTCTGTGAGCGGATCATACGTGCCACCACTGCCCTGGTAGGTCACGTCCTCCCGTGCATCGCCGAAGGTCGCCAGCGCGCGAGACAGGAGGGTTTGTACCTGACTGCGCATGCTACATCCGCTCCAGTCGCGCACTGCTAATGCTGCCCGGCTGATTGACCTGCCCATAGGGACCAACCAGGATCTGGACGCTCACTGGCAGGACACGCGGCAGATTGGCCCGTTCGACGGTGGCACTCATCCCGGGCACGGAAACGGACGTGAACCCGACCGGCGCACTATCCGCGAAGCGGTCGGATGCCAGCAGGTTGCGAGCGAATTCCGCCGTTGCCTGGACCAGCCAGACTGGCAAACTATCTGAGGCTTCATAAAAGAGGCGGTCTCGTTTCCATACCCACACCCGCGGCCAGCGCAGCGCCTGCGTCGTCGTGATCGGCCAGCCCATCCAGTTCACCATCTCATCAAGCAGCCGGGTCGCCTGCACCAGCGCGATGGTCTTGTCGTTCGTGCTCGCGTTCAGCCAGGCATCGGCGTAGAGCACGCTCTGGTTGTAGGTGTCACCCTCCGCCACCGTGCAATAGCTGTTGGCGTCTATACGGGCTGAGCCGTCTTCGCGGATGAGGACCAGAGGCATTTACTTTCGCTTTCGTGCGGCGCGCTTTCTGCCGGCGGTCGCCAACTTCTGAAACCGCGCTGCTCCTAGCTTTTTCCTACCCAAAAATGCCGCCAACGCACCCGGGTTGCTCACCTTCCGTTTGCCCTTCCGTGCCGCGAACTTCCTGGTGAGCGCCGCAAACCGTTTCCCGCTTCCAAGCGACGGCTTTTTTCTCTTGACGGTCATGTTACTTTTTCTTTTGGCTGGCCTTTTTCCGGCCAGCTTTCTTCCTGACCATCGCGGCGAATCGCTTGCGGTTGGCCAGTTGTTTTGCGCTTGCCATTAGTGCCTCCGTCCCCGTGGATGTGGCGTGGCTAGTACCCTTTCATCGACCCGGACATTCTTTGACCCGAGGGCATGAGGACTTTCGGCTTGCCCGTCGCCACCGGCGGGGGGCTCACCTTTGCTTTGCGGGCCGCGTTCTTCATCGCCGGTTCCGGTGCTGGGCTCATTGCTTTGCCGCTCTTCATGGTTTTCCTCCTGCTCACCCTCATCCATGCGCTGATGCAGCGCCGGATCGAAGTCGAGCGCGTTGATGTTGGCAAGGGCGCGGCTGGGACTATAGCGCAGCCGCACCGTCATCGTAGCAAGTTCGGCCATGGCGAACTCTTATGAATTCATCCGCACGGCGAGGTTTGAGTTGAGGGTCTTCACTCCCCACAGCGCATCCAAACCGACATAGACTTTCGCATTGGTGCCGTCGTACCACATGCGCGAGCGGATACTGAGATTTGTCACTGGATCACTGACCGCGGCGATCTTCGCTCCGAGCTGATTGCCGAGATCGGACAGTGGTGCCATCGCCAAGGCGAATGCGCCACGGTGAAAAGCCAGATTTTCTGCCTTGCCGTTGGCTTGCCGCAACGTCACGTTGTCGTTGGCCAGATGGGCAATATCAAGCGCCGGCGTGATGGCCACGGTAATCAGATTGGAGGCCGCCGTGGCGTCAGCCGTAGCCGCAAACCGCTGGGTCGAGCCGGCAATGACAAAGGTGTCACCCTTGGCAATGGTCCCGGCCAGCACGGCGTCAGTGTCCTTGAGGACAACAGTGGTGTCGCCCTTCGCAGCATTGGCGTTCAATTGTAGTTGCGTAATCGCGGTGATCGCGGTCGTGGCGTGGGTGCGCACGTTCTGGTTGGAGAACGTTTCCATGCCAAACTTGGTGCCGAGCGTGCCACGCTGCTGCGTGCTCACGCCCACATCACCGGCGCCCTGCCACTGGCTAAATGCCGTCTGCTGCAGATAGACGTTGGTCTGCGCGCCGTTCAACATGAAATGGAGGTCAGTCTGCGGCACGAAATGATCGAACAAGGCTTGCCATGTGTTGGTGAAGTCCTTAATCGGCGTGGTGCCGTCATTGTCCACAAACCAGGGAACATCTTTGTAGAGAAGGACCAGAGTCTGGTCGATCGCATCTGCCACAGCATAGGCTGCTGGCACGATGTGTTCTTGGATGATGATCTCTTTGGTGTGGGCCAGCTCTTTGTCGGTCAGGGAGAAGACCACGCCTTGCCATTGGTTGAGCGTGATCGAGACGGTATCCGGGGCAAGGTCGGTATTGGCGGCAGGCATCGCTGCGGCGGTGAACGTCATCGGTCGGCGGATCTGAATGACCGAGCCTTTGTCCTGTGGGGTCTCATCATATCCCCGATGTACACGGCCCGCCATGCCGAGCGCCTTCTCCAGCCAGATCAGCGCTTCCTGTGCGTAGAAAATTGGATCATAGACGCCAAGCGTGTTGGCCATGATTCGTCCTCACTATGGGTGTGGTCAAATCCACCTGCCTCACAGGAGGACGGAGTGAACGGGAATGCGCGCAGCCTCACTGCACGCGGGAAAAGAAAACTACTCTTGCGCAATCTGGAACGAAGCACCGACTTTTTCGGCCTGCGCTTTCGCGGCCCGGTATTTTGCCGGATCTTTGGCCTCTTCCCGGCTCAGCACAAAGGCCCCGCCATTCAGGCGGGGCCCACTGCCGTTCGCACCGCCGCCGGAGCTGGGCTCCAGCATCGTCGGCCGACTTTTGACAATCTCTCCGAGATATTCCTGCATGGTGGCCGGCTGCCCGTCCTTGCCATACTTGATCTCGCCGTTGACTTTCCACACCGGATTACCGTGCTCGTCCAGGGTCCAATCTTTTTCAGCGCGTAACTGCAGGAGATCGACAAACTCGGATTTAATCTTGAGGTCTCCGGCATTGCGGACGAGTTCGGTATTGATGAGGGTGCGAGAGAGTTGACTTTCTAGTACGCCGTTGCGCTGCTTCTCACCGTCGAGTGATTTTTGTACGGCGGTGAGTTGGTTTTCGTGGTCGCGCTTCATCGCCTCGGTGCGCTTGGCGAACAACTCCTCAAATTTCCCCTCATCCATGAGGCTTTTGTTTTCCAGCTCTTCGAGTTTCTTCATCGCCTCACGGGCTTTCTCGGGGTCGAGGTCTTTGTAGAGGTCCGCCCGTGCACGCTGCTCGTCTTTGATTTTCTTGTTCTCTTCCTGCTGTTTGCGCAGGGCCGATTTGAGTCCGCTCACGTCCTCGATGCCCTCAGCATCGAGAAACCACTCCTCGCCCTCTTGGCGGTAATCTTCGCGCTTGGCTTCCGGGAGCGCGTCATATTCGTTTTTCGTCAGTTTGGCTTTGAGCTTTGGCATTCCGCCTTGTCTCCTGTGCGCAGCGCTCGGCTGAGCATAAATAAAAAAAGCCCCGGCCGGGGGTGAACCCGAGCGGGGCTTAGAAAGGTATCCGCGAACGATTTTTTACTGAGCCGTTATTGTATGGCTTCGAATCGCGAGATGTCAAGCGCTAATTGTCGAGGGAAGGCCGCTTGGCCTCCGTTGTCTTTTTGTATCCGGTAAAAATGGGCGGATCGTATACCTTCAGCGCGACACCCTGCGGAGCAAAATCTAGCGTGACGCTCCCAGTCCCGCGCCTCCAAATCCCCTCCTGCTTTTCGATCAAGACGGCAATCATGGCCACCACAACCGGGTGCAGTTGGATCAGTTTGCCGTCGATGGTGAGAGTCAATGGAAAGTCACCTTCTTCCGCATAGTGGCGCAAGATATACGCAAGAAACGGGAAGAGTCCTCGCTTCCGCACATTGTGAGCTTCAGTTACTATACGTCAACTGCTCCCAGAATCCAGCTCACGGTAAAATCTTCTGTAAAATCTACGCTTTGCAATGGGATTTCCACATAGAATCCCCGCTCATTTTCGGGAAATGTTTCAATATCTTCCAGGAGAAGTTGACGGTCAATCATGCCTCTTTCCTTTGCGCGTTGAGCCAGAGGAAGGTACGGCAGACACGCAGCGGAAAAGTATTGCCGTCAATCAACTGAGAGCACAGTCCACGCTCTGCGTCGTGCCACCAGAGCGTGATGGTATGGCGCTCGACGCTCGATTGCGGGGCGATCTCCCATACCTTTTCCATAAGATCGTCGGCCCAGACCCTGTTTATGGAGAACTGTGGACACCCGCCGACTATCCCATTCATTGAGCCGAGAGTCTTTGTTGAGTAACAATTCTCATGCTGACACCGCTTGATAAAGGCAGGTCCACCAGCACTGCCGAAGTTCGTTGGCTCCCAGGCATCGCACGGAATCAGCCCAATGGATGAGGCAATCCAGAGGTCAAGACACGGCCCCGCTTCATGCTCCATCAACTCAGTACTGCAGGTCGGGCAGTGAGGGTCAGGCGTGGTGTTCAATTCCTTTCCAAAACGGTGATGTTGCGTGTCCCGCTTACTTTTATTCGTCGCTCCACTTTTGCGACGAACGCGGCGAACTCCACCTTTTCCTCATCAGTCAACACAATCATGATCTGCACATCCTCATTATTGACGGTAATTGCTCTTCCGCTCAATTCGATCATCCCGCGGATAAGGCCTTTCTGCGGATTCCGAAGGCTATGCGGCATAACCTGATTGTGAAACGCGATTCTCTCAAAAGCGATATCCGTAAGCCGTATTTTATGAAGGTCAGGCAAAGGACGATGGACGAAGGGCATGTGTTTGTGTTTATTTTCGTTCATGGAGTACACTCATCCCGTCATGGAATGCTTAGCACGGGGATGATTCTTTTTATCGAGAAAATCCGTGCTCATCCCACGGCTCTTTTCTATGTATACCCTTCGAGAATTCTTCAGTCACATCGCAATCCCGTATGTCTGGCACTGCCCTTCTTTTTATGTCGTAGCGGACCCATGCCCTGACCCATCGGCCTTTGCCTCTCAATCTGCCAAAACAATAAGAGGCCAGGGCGCCGGATTCATACACAATCCAGACCCGCTGGTTGTAGTTAAAATGGCGCGTGCCAAAAGGCATCTTGAACGTCTTCTCAAGAACCATAAGACAGCAACCTTTTACGGGATGCTCAGCACCAGCGCATCGGTCTTCGCCCAGGTCAGCACTGCGTTCGCGCGCAGAGAGATTGAGGCATTCTGGATATTCCCGGCAGGATTGACCTGCGCATAGGCCTCGTACACATAGCAATCCTCGTAATCCGCCCAGACGCCGTTGCCGTCGTAGACGCTTTTTTGTACGGTCGCCTCGTTCAAGGCCCCACAATCAAAGTTCGTTGCTGCCATCATGATCTCCTTCGAGCCCGCATAGCGGTCGTGGGCATGACTGGAATCCTTCCAGCAGGTTAGAATTTTTCACAGAGGATTTGCAGAAGGCTTTTATTGTCGCTCATGATTTTACCCACGCCCCAGCGGTCATGGCCTATACCGACTGCCGGCAAGTTCCAGTCCTGCTATTGGATTGCTGCCGTCATGATCGTCTCGAATCTGCAGGAACGGACCCAGAGCGCACAAGGCCGTTGCGATTTCTACATTATACTCTGGGTCTGCTGTGCCTAGTATTTCATCGGAAATCTTTTGTAAGATTGCCTCAAAGCGAGAGCAATCCGCCGTCCACTCGTCGTTCTCTTTGCACAAGGCGATCCAGTTCCCCTTCCCGAGTTCGTATGCCTTTTGTGTTTCGGGATTGACGGCATAGAAGATTGTGCCCATTCTTTTACCCGATCGCCAACGTTCCTGTATCGTTCACCGTCCAGCCGAAGGGCGCCAGGGAGGTGAGATTGATCTGCCCCTGTTCCACACTGCCGGCGGCCGTCACCGCAAGCGTGGCATAATACAGGGTTGCATCCACAAAGGCCGAGCCGTTCCAGTGTTGGCCGGTCATTTGGTCGAGCGCGGTTACGGTCACATTAAGAGTCATGGGGATCTCCTTTACGCTGCTACTCCGTACTGCTGTTTCAGTTCCCGCACCGTTAGCGGATTGCCGCGCTGGCTTACCAGGTCAGTCAAGTCCGTCAGTTTCCCTTGCGAGTACAAATCATATCTTCCGCGCCCCAACACTTCAAGTTGAAAATCTTTGCCCTGGGTCTTGAACCAGTCTTGATAGCTCAGCGAGGCGCTCACCTGCCCATTCATGGAAGCTTGTTGATTCCTTCTTGCCGTCGCGATCCGCTCCTCACTCCAGCCCCGGTCTCGCAAGTTCTGCTGAAAGAGCCGGTCCAGCGTCTGGCCGTCTGCTTGCTGAAGTGGGCGGCCACTCAATTCCTGCCATGACTTGGTTACTGGCACGGCCTGACTGCGACAGTTTGAGACGACAATGCCAGAGGCCACATACGAGCAATCGCCTTGTACTTCAAGGTCGAACACGCGGCCATTGTATGTCTGCACTTCCAGTGCTACGATACGATCATGCCCAAAGAAAACCTTTCCCATCGGATGCTCATTCTCACTGAACACATCACAAATGGTCATTCTCTCCGTGCTATCGAACGGAAACACAACCTGGCGAACGGAACCCTTTCCAGATACGCGAGGTATAACAACATCCCCACCAGATCCAGAAGAGAACAAGCTCTGGTTGACTGCGCTAATGGGAATAGGGTATTTCCTGCCGGTCAACAGCATTGGTCTTGGGGACTCACGAAAGAAACTCACCCCGCCCTGGCTGCCCATTCTGCCCGCATGATCGCCCATAATCCTATGCACATGCCCGGCGTTATTGAGCGCTCTGACGAGACTAAACGACGGCATGGGGTCTATAAAAGGATGAGCCAACGGCATAGAGGTAGCACCATCCCTCAGCATGTCCGACAAAAGATTGCGAAAGCCGTAGCGCCCCAATTGCTCCAGCGCCTCAGCCAGCGCGAGCAAATAATGCAAGCGGCCCTGGTCTTCGATTGTCGGTGGATCACGCAATATCAAATCGATTGCGCTATCCTCGACTTCGCGAGACCAGACCTCCTGATCGCCTTTGAAATCGACGTTGGGGGCCACAAGCTGAATCGCTCGCTTCAGCGCGATCTCGCCCTTGTCAATGCAGGGTGGACAATTTTCCGATGCCGCGCCGATAGGGGATTGACCACGAGTTACTACGGGAAACTTTTCCGTATTGCCGAAAAGGTATTCTCCGACTTTCACTGCCCCAGTGAATTTCCAGCCACGACCAGACACCAATACCGGGTGGTCATCAGATGCCCTGAGAATCCGACCGGATTCCGTGTGGATAATCCGAATGATCCCATCCTTGAAGTTCTGCGATCTGCACGCAGTAACGGCAGCAAATCGCCCGTGGTGCGTTAAAACCTGCTCACCGACTTTGACCCGCTCAATCGGCACGTCACCTCGGGCGGTGGTAATCAGTGTTCCGCTACAAATGGCGCGCCAGTGAATTCTTCCAGGGCCGCCGTCCCACGGCAGACTATGCCCGATCGGCTGCCCATCGAGCGTGTAGAGCTTGCGTGACCGCGGGATGCAGTACTCGATCGTTGTCCGCCCATCCAACACCGAGAGCCACATCACAGACTTGACCACATCGCTGTTAGCACGGAAGGTTGCGAGGCGCGTTTCTTGCGCAACGGTCGAAATGGAACTGTGAATGAGTGCCTCCGCCTGATAGGTCGGCACCTGCATAATCCCGTCCGTAAATCCGTTCTCGCGCGTGCCACGAACCGCACGGGTCAGGTCTGAGAGCGAATCCCCACGCAGCATACCCTGACGGATGATCTCCGAGAATCGCTGACTCAGGGCACCAGCCTGTTTCGCCCACCACTCGGCGCTCGGGGCGTTGTCAATCATTACGGTGCTGACCAGCGTGCGCAACTGCTGCGGAGACCACGCGACGGAGGCCACGTCAACGTCGATCGCGGTATTGAGCGCCCGCACTGTCCAGGTGGATTCGAGGTCTGCGAGGTCCTGCATGTTCGCCTGCTGGCTGTCGCGGATATCCCGATAGGCAAGGCGGATGGTCTCTCTGGCCTGTGAAAGCAAGGCGGTGAGTCGATCACGCCGAAAAGTCGTCAGGCCGGAGCGTTCCAGGTCGCGCACGAGGTCACGCTCAAGCTGCGTGAGGATGCGAAGCACTTCGTGCCGCTCGCCGGCGGTCAAGCGTTCCAGGGTGACCGCGCGCGCTAAGGTACTGTCAAGAAGATCAGAATTGACGGTCATTGTGGTAGTAACTCTAGGTCTCGCTTTTCCTTCCGGGCCTTTGTCTTAGCTGCATGCCACTTGGTTGTATCTCGGGCTTCTTCTCTTGTTATCTGGACAGTCTTTCGCGGTCGTCCAGGGGATTTTATTGGTAAATCGCTTAGTACAAGCGAACCATCAAGCAACCATCTTGCTCGCATATTATTCCTTCCTTCGGTGATCGCGCGGGAGAGGGTGCTCGTGAGGAGGGCATCATTCACAGAGTTCATAGGCTTGCTGTATCACCATGAGCGCACCCTGTTGGGTGAGCGAGGCCATCTCAATACATCCCAATTCCCTGTACAAGGGCAGTGCCAGAATGAGCGCGTGAGTTGCCTGCGTCAGGGGAGCATCTGTCGGCTCTTCTGTTACGTGTCCAGAAAAAAAATCCGCAAGGGCATGTGCAACCGATACGCCAGTATCACACTCCTCATCCAATTGTGTCTTTGCTAACGCGCAGGCACAAAAGACACAATTGGCGCCGTGGGTTTGCCAGTCAGAGGGCAGAGCCCCTTGGGTAAGAATTTTACCGGCGCGTGTCAACACCGCTTTCGCATCCAAAACAATATCACTTTCCGAAGACATACGTCCCCCCGTTTACTGCCCCAGCGCATCATTCACGCTGACCATGCCGGCTCCCAAGTCCCTGCCCAGCATCCACTACGGCTTCCCTCGAGTCAGCATAAAAACGCTCACACTGGCATTTGAGTTGTCGCGCACGAGGTCACGCGTTCACGCGTGACGGCACGCGCGAGCGTACTATCGAGCAGATGAGAATTGACATTCATGGTGCTGAGTACACCACAAGTCCATTTTCGGTTTTGATTTTCACGAGGCCACAGAGACACATCAACTGCGTAAGATGCAGCCACTGATCACGGGTGCGTTGTGGAAATCCGCCAAGAAGGAAAGAATCTCCAGTAGTAGGACAAAATCTCATCTTCGGTTTTCTGAAGGATCTTCTTGTCATTCCGTCGCTTCCCACCGTGCTCTTGAAATCAGAGAAAATACGGTCAAAATCTCTCTCGGTCAGCTCCCCATGTTTTCTGAGTATGCGAAGAACCACGAGCTGTTCGTGGGCATAGGCAGCGATGCCAACTTTCACTTTTTCCACTTCGGCCTCAGTCGTGGTTGGCATCTCCGCCTCGCATACGAGAGGAAATATTTTCCCACAGCTCTTCTTTTCCCATCCCCAGCCCTTCGTCTATGACAAAATTTAATACCCTATCAAATGCATCAATAATTTTGTTTCTCTCGCAAATGAGGCGGTCTGCCTCTTCCCTTATCACATACGTCACTACGTCTCCCTCACTATCAGCCACATCAACATGCACGCCGTTAGCATACTTCCCAAATATGAAGTAGCGATGAAAGTATATCTCAGCCCTTGTTTGGCTCATTGCAATTTTCCTCTTACTGCCCGATGGCAGAATCGTGCTCCCGATGATAGATCGGTCCAAGAATGAAGATGATCGAATACCCTGTGCTCTCAGTACGACCCTGCACGGAGAGAAAATACCCCAGGTCTTTTTTCCGTTGCTTGCGTGAGATTGCAACGATCTGTTTCTTTCCTGCCTGCTTATAGTGCATCCTATTGTCCGAAGGCATCCACCCCCGAGATATTCCCCCGCACGCCGACACTTAGCGGCCGGGGCGGCGGCTGCCCCGGCTGGCCCAACGGCTGCTGATCCAGCGGCAATGCCGGGCTCGTTGGCGTGACCGTCTCGGCATCAATCAGCGCCTTCTCATCCGCAATGGTCCGGTCTTCCGGCATGACGCCACCGCGCTTGATATTATAGAGCAGGGTGTCACGCGACACCGCCCGCATCATCCAGGAATTTGTCAAGGCAATCAAATCCTGTGGCGAGAGCCGCTGCTCGATAAACTCATCGTTGATCTTCACCTGCACATCAGTTTCGTCATAGTTCGACCACCAGACCAGCCACTTCAGTGCCTTGGTGAACGCCAGGCTCGATGTGTTGGCGATATTGCTCAGCACCGAGGCCCGGCCTGACTGCCGCAAGCGGACCGTCTCTGCCGCTTCGACGCCTTCCTTTGCGTGTTCCAGCAGTTCGGCGCCAAGCCGTGCCATCTGGTTCTCACCACTAGTGAGGCTATCCTTGATCGCCCCGATACCATGCCCGGAAAACTCCAGGTAGCCGGCCTGGTCGCCAGGATTGAGCAGCCATGCGGTTGTGCCGCCGATCGCGAGCACGTGTTGACGGTCTGTCGTCGATACCCAGGGTTGCGGCAAGGAGGTAAAGTGTAAGGCATTTTGATAATCCGCCGCAGTCCGGTAATGCGTGAGGTTCGTATTGGCCAGGTCAAGCAGCGGCGGGATCTCTGCCGCTGGCGTCAGATCCGTCACCCCATCGAAAAGGAAAGGAATAAAGTCGAGTCGCTGATTGAGGCGTGTCGGTGCAAACTGACTGCTCAGTACCCATTCCTTGTCGCCTTCGTTGTAGACAAAAATCCGCACGCGGTAGAAGCCGGACTCGTCCAGATCCAACACGCGATAGATGATGCTCTCCGTCACACCGAAGCCGTCTGCGTCAATCGTTTCCTGGGTCTCTTCCAAGACGACCAGCGTCAGTTTTGTCACCCCGCCCGTTTTCACCTCGCGCCAGTTGATGATTGATTCCGCGTTGTAGCCGCACAGGTAGCACTGTTGATCGCCATCCTGCGGCATATCGACCAGAATGCCGTAGCGCCCGGTGATAAGGATTTCCCGCAGAGTCTTTTTAATGAAGGTTTGGAGAGGGACGCCAGAGAGGGTGATATTCTCTTCCCAGCGCTCTTCCTGGGTCTGCTCGAGGGAGGAACCCGAGAAGGTCTTCGGTGCATCTTCCGTCGCGGGGTCAAACTGTTCCGCCCCGGTCGGTTGCTTGCGCCACTGGATAACCGGCGGCTGGCGGAAAATGGCGCCATGTAGTCCGTCAATCGTGCGGCCCGTGCCATTATAGTAGTCGGCCCGATCGAGAAAGCGCTTGTAGTCCTCATGGCTTTGTCCGCTCAGGCGCGGCAGGTACAACGTCGCTCGGAGCTTGATCGTGTCCTCTCCTTCTTCGCAATCGCGGACGCGGCTCCAGAGCGGGAGCATCTGGATATACTGCTTGTGCTGTGAGGTGACGCCTGGCATGGGGGCCTCCGTGATCGAAGGCCCACGCAAGGGGCACTAAAAGGAACATGAATTACACTCCCTGTATCCGGGCTGTGCCGATCTGCCGACGCGGGGACATAAGTCTGTAGCGTGTCGCATCGTAAATATGATCTTCTGCCCCGGTATCGACATCGTCGGGATTTCGCTCATCACGCGGCAACACCGGAACAGTACGGATAAAATGCCGACAAGTCGAGAAGACGAAAAGCCCTGGTGATTCCAGAGGAAACTGAAGCGACGCCATAAGATACTGTCGCAGGCGTTCAAGTCCGGTTGCCCGGCTTCCGGGAGAATTATCTGCGCACTGCCAGGGCACGCCTACTCGTGCCATATCGTCGGCAATGCAGACCCCGTTTTCAGCACTGAAGATTTTTGCATCAGCGGCACCCGGCTGCACGCGATACGGCAAGTCTTTCTCTATCTTGACAATGCCGCGGGCAACTTCAGAGGCAAGCATGCGGACGCCTTCATTTGGTTTCGTGCATCCGTACCACTCGGCAATATGAAAGAGAGTTCCCCGAGGATACACCCGCCCGTTCGGCGCCGTCGTCCCGTCAGACTCCGCCCACCAGCACACCGAGAACGGCGCGGATGAACCCCAGTCAAAGCTCCGATTGACGAACCACGAAGAAGGGATAGGGAATGGCTCAACAACATGAACAGCCGGGTTCCACAGATCGTCTAGCGCGCCCCCCGCGACAATATCCCAGATCCCATAGCGCCAGGCTTTCAGCAGGTCCTCACGCCCACCGGCCGCAAGAGCGACCCGCTGCCAATAGTTGGGATCATTTTTCATAAGTTGCGGGTTGTCTTCCATTGCTGATGGGACGAAGACACGCGCCACCTCAGCCGTCGTGCCGTCTGGCAATTCCTGATTATCAATATGCACGCGCCAGGGGGGGGCAGGATCAATATAGCGAGCTTTGCACCAATTATGTCCGGGACCGCCAGGATTACCGCTCGCACGGAGAACGCAGGGCACCCCCGCCGCAGATCGCAGACAGGCCCGGAGATAATCAAGCGGTTGCGGGCTCGCCCATTGAGTAATCTCGTCAAGTAGCAGATCGGTAAAGCTTTGCCCCTGGTACTGCTGAGCGTCCTCGTCTCTCTTCAGATACCGCAGCCGGAGAGAGGCACCATTAGGCCATTGCCAGCGGTGGCGGGAGGCGAACCACCTGGCCCCCATGCCTGGGTAGATCAGTGAAGCAAGATACTCAATCTCTTCGAGTTCTGGGTATGAACGACGCATCAAAACGCCACGCGCATGCTTTTTATAGCGGTCAGCTCGCTTGGCAAAATGCATCAAAAGTCCGACGCTCTTGCCGCCCCCGCGTTGTCCGCCAAAGAAAACATCCTCTACCGGGCAGGCTAACAGCGCCCACTGCGGCCCCGGATTCGGTGCCCACACAGTGACGGGATGCTCGTTAGTGAACGGTGCCGTTCCCATTTACGCACTTATCCAGATCGTCACTGTTTGTGATCGGCGCAAACTTTTCTGTCCAGGCTGCTGCCGTCGGCACGTCATCAGGAAAATAATAAATTGAACGCCCCTTCTCATCGGTCTCTGTGATCTTGGTCGGCGCATCCGCTCCGATCACCGCCCGTTCCTGCGCCAGGGCCTTGAGCACAAGGTCTATATCACCCTCGGACCAGCCCCGGCGCTTGACCTCCGCCAACTCAGCCAGGATGCGGGCCTTGTGTTCGGAGGTGGCTTTCAGCATCTCCTCGCGCCAGGCTTTCTCGATGGCCTTGATATCGGTATGGATCGTGACGTGCGTCCATGCCACTCCGGTCTTTGGATTGATGAACCCTTGCTTCTCCAGGGATTTCACGATGCCTTGCTCGGTGATGCCCTGGACGCGCGCGCGCGCAACGATCATGCGCCGCTGTAAGATGATGTCCTTTTGAGAAGAATTTAGCGCCATGATAGTAAGATTTTATTTCCTATCTCCGTGATCCGTTGACTTCCCGAATGATGTAAAAAGTAGCCTACCCCAAACCGCGCGAAAAACAAAGCGGATATTTCGCTTGCCATTCGTCAAACTTTCCTTCAGAATGAGTCCGTGCGTGAGTATCAAAAAAGTCACAAGATCACACGGGATCTCAGCGTGCTCCTGACGCTCCCGGACGGCGAATATATCACAGTTAGTGAGGCGGCCCGGCTCATGCAGATGACGCGGCAAGGCGTGCATCTGGCAATCAACCGGGGCATCCTATCGGCCCGCGTCTTGGGGAAAACCGCCCTTATCACAAAGGGTGATGCTATTTTTTTCAAGCAACACCCGCCGCTTAAGGGGCGCCCGGCGCGCGCGCTTCGCAACATCGCATAAAGACTATATTTTTTGAGAGAAAATAAATTGTTCTTCCCCTGCTATATTGCTTGACAAACGTCAAACTTAAGGCTATATTATCACCATGAGCGCACGAACACAGAAGAACCAGGGGCAGCATTGGATCAGCGACCACAAGCGTCTTTCGATCTATCTCAGGGACGGGCTGGCCTGCTGCTACTGTGGGGCGACGATCGAAGACGGCGCACGCCTGACCCTCGATCATCTCACCCCCCATAGTCTGGGCGGCAGCAATCACGAAGGCAATCTCGTGACGGCATGCCTGAAGTGCAATAGTTCACGCGGCGCCCGTGACTACAAGAAGTTCGCGAAGGCGACGGCCACCTATCTGAATCATGGGATCACGGCCAGCCAGATCCTGACCCACATCCGCCAGACAGTCACCCGCCCCCTGGACGTAGCAGCGGCAAAAGAGATCATTGGCCGCCGCGGGGGGTTCACCGCGGCGCTGCAGAATGCCCGCTAAGAAGGAGAAGGACCATGCTCGCACCCACCACACTGACCCGTATCGCCACCGCAAGCCAAGACCGCGTCCTCCGAGCTATCCAGGCACTAGAGGACGGCTCTCTGACCTGTCAATTGACCTCCGCCCATAACGACAAGATCACCGCTATCATCAGCAGCGCAGGCAAGCCCTACACCGTATTGCTCGCGCCGCACCATACGGAGTGCTCCTGCCCGGATTCACACTACCGCGAGGTGATCTGCAAGCACCAGATCGCCCTGGCGCTCTGGTGTGAGAAGGCAGGAGCGGGAGAACAGACGCAGGAGTGGCAAGCCGCCGCATAAAGCAGAGGGCTGGGGCTGGGGCCCCTGTCATGCGACAAGCCTGGTCCCAAGTCCAGGCAGGATGGGGAAATCATCCGTCAGTATCCCACCCCGCGTGTTTACCGCTCAAATACGGGGTAAAGATAAGAAAGGCAAATCATGAAAACGCTCAGTATTCGTCAACCGTGGGCATCACTTATTGCTCACGGATTCAAAGATATCGAGAATCGCACGTGGCGAACGACCTTTCGCGGCCCATTTTTACTGCATGCCTCTCAAAATTTAGCAAATGACCCGAGAGCAGAAATTCTTGCTGCACGCCACGGCTTATCGCTGATCGATCTTCCCCGCGGTGGCATTATCGGACGCTGTGAGCTGATTGATTGCGTCGAGTCTTCCAACTCGCTGTGGTTTGAAGGCCCCTATGGATTTGTGCTCGGGGATGCCACGCCCTTAAAGTTCCTGGCTTTCCGTGGCCGTCTGGGCTTCTTCGAGATCCCCGAGCACATACTCGTCAAGAAGAGAAAATCCGACAATGCTCAGAGAATCTTGAATTTCCGCGCCTCCTCAACATAGATGGGGCCAATATACTCAAATCCTGCGGTGATGCGTAATCGCGCAACGGTGCGATTGAGCATTTTTGTCGAACGGGAAGACGTGCGGCCGACGGAAGTCGTGCGACTCGGGAGGCGACGCAACAGCCATTTCGCAGATCGCGCTCGATGCTGAATCATGGCCGGATTCCCCGTCGTGCTAAAATAGGGCTTCCCTGTCGCTCGATACATCCCGGCTATGAATTCGCTCATGGCATTGCCAATCCCCACGCCTTGAAAATCGGGGAGACAGACAGTTCGATGCTCGCGCCAACCGGGACGTATCGCATGCGGAAAAGGAAGCACGGAAGCAAAAGCGGCAAATTCGCCGTTGACGGTCCCGAGAAAACAGCGCGCCGATGCGTTCAACCCCGCACTTAAATAGTGATGATTTTTGAATATGTTCCAGGCGGTACGAGAGACCGCTGAGATTTCCAGATTGATCGCTGGGCGTCGCTGAAGATCCCTCCAGAGAAACGTCTGCGTCGCCGGATTATAGATCCAGTCCGGCTGTAACCATTCTTCGATATCAAAATGACAGGAGACGGCAACAAATTGCTGCTGTCGTTGGCGCAGCGCTTTCGCGACGGCTGCGCTCCCGATCTGCGCAACCGTGCGATCGACAACGGAGGTGAACTCATCCAGAACAATCAGTGATCGCCGCTCAGATAAGGCGCGAGCGATCGTCACACGAAATTGTTCCCCGGTCGAGAGACACTGAAACGGTCGCAGCCATGCGGGGGGACTGCTAAAGCCAACGGAGGATAAAAGCAGCGCAATTTCCTTGATTCCTAAATCCGCCGGGAAATCATCGACAACGCTGTTTTTTGATGACCACGGAAAACCCGTAATCACGGCATCTGCAAAAAGCTCGCGTGCAATCGTACTTTTCCCACTGCCGCTGGGGCCGACAATGAGACCAATGAGCCAGGGCTTTTCATCTAACGGGAGGGCAATCTCCCATGCACTTTGACTCTGGTGGGCAGCGGGAACGTCAAAAAGTCCTTCCAGTTGCAAGACGCGCGATGAGCGCATGATAGGCACCGTTTTTATGATATGAGCGCTTTGCACGTCAATCCTTCTCGCCCGCAGCGCTCAAGAAGTTTTCTTTGTTCACTCTCGTCTCGGCATTCAATGAGAACATGATACTGCGAGGTGAGCAGATTTGATTGATCCGCTCCTTGAGAGTCAGCAGAAGAATCATTAAAAATCTTACTCAGTTCATCCTCACGCCAGAACTGCGCCAGGTCAATCTCCTCGCTCAGATCCTTGAGTATGTCCGGGTCCCAGTCGAGGGTCAGAGAGGCTACCCGGTTTGCCGCAATCCCGAGCCGCTTTGCCCGCGGGTCGTCGGCAGAGGGAATATCTGTGCGCTTGACTATCACAGGCCGGCTTCCGTCACTTTCCACTATGACAGCATCCGCGAAGCCAGCCGCCGCGCCAACCTCTAGCCGGGCCGAACCATCGAAGGTCTCACCATCTGCCGCCACCGTAATCGCCCCGATCCAGCCGTCTGTCTGGATGCTCTTCTCCAGGGCACCCAGGCCACGGGCGGTATGTTTGTTGGCGTTGCGCCGCTGGGGGCGAATATCGGAGAGGGATTTCATACCCCCCTTGCTACCCGCTTGACGCGGGCGAGACAAGTCCTGGCGAGGGCAGACGGCAGGGAAATTGATGCCTGGGATTCCAATAGGAGGGACGCAGTCCATAGAGCGCTCCATTCTCCTGTGGAATCGCCCGCATGAGCCGACCTGTATTGCTCCATACGCTCCAGTCTTCAGCAGCTAGCTCAAGCTGCCATTCGTTCACGGCGCCCCAACCCTGAGCAGTTTTCTTCCCAAGATTCGTCACGGTCCGTAGCAGCCATTCAATCTCCGCCTTCTCACCGACTACATACCAACTCACAGACAACGCCGAGCGGTAGAAGACTGGCAGGTGATAGGACTTGTAGCGGCCGGAGGCGACCTCGAATCGTGCCTTCTTCCCCTGCCAGTCCACCAGATCAATCAGGCTCATGTCCAGGCGCTTGTTCCAGTAGTCCGTTCCCTCCACCGTATGCTCCGGCCAGACCGCAAATGAAGCCGCATAGAACCACTGGCGAGAGTGGCTGTTGATTTGCTTGAGCGGGAGGCGGTGATCGATCGGGCCACCGCTGGACTGTCCAGGGAGCGTGACAACCTGCTCCCCGAGCTGCTCCCGCATGACCTGATAATAGAGGACCCCGTCAATCGGCAGGAACGGATCGGTGATGATACCGCATTGGAGATAGGCGGTGATTTTGAGGGGCTCAAACATCTTGTTGCCTTCTCCATTCGTACAGTGCAATTGCAAGTGCCGCTTCTACCGTCAGCCCTGAAACTTTTCCCTGTTGTGGAATATGTGCACGATACGCAGGAGCGATACGAGAAACTGGCAACCCTGCCGTTTCTCCTCCTAACAACAGATGCTGAATCGGCGCAAACGGAATAGACCACAGCGGTGCCGGATATGAAGTTTCTAGGGCGAGTGTAGTTGGCCACGAAGGCCACGCCTGCATAACACAAATCTCTACGCGGTCTGCCGCCTGAAAAAGTGAACCCGAGAGCTGCGGATCACACTCAATGAGAAAGAGTTGCGTCACACCAAATGCCTCACAGGTGCGGTACGCGCGATTGAGATTCCGCCCAACACGATAAAGCCAGACGTTCACGGTCGCCAGTCTCCAAAGACACTCACAAAAAGTTCATGATGCCGATCGGGAGGACCGAAGTCAAAAAATGCCATTTCTGCCCATGCCGCTGCGGGAGACCATCCTAGCATGGAGCGGCGATAGAGTGCCACGACAGCGCCCGTCCGGTGGCTCCCTTTCCAGCAGTGCAACAGCGTGACTACCGGATTCGCGAGGAGATCAAGCAGAGCGAGGCACTGGCGCGGGGAAATTGGCGCATACTCGGCCAACGGGAAGAGACAGAGATCTACTCCGCACTGCGCATAGGTGCGTGCGGAGAGCAGCGGTGGACGGTCGCGGAGATCAATGACCCGCCGGATGCTGTGCTGTGCAACGCATGCCCGCAATTCTCCCGCCTGATATTTGCCGCTGCGCAAGAGCGCATCCGTTACGATACCGAACTGTCTCATGTCCGCGCCCGCAATTCGGGGAATCGCTCGCAGAGCCGATTGAATGCGGTGATCGAAGTCTGCTTCACCTGGATCACGCCACCGAGTTCCGCGCATTCTCGCGTGATACGAGCGGTGGTCCGTGTCTGCAGTCCATGCTCGTAATAGTCGGAGAGAAGAGGAATCTCATACGTGCCGATGTAGGCCGCAAGATCCTCCAGCCGCCAATTCGCCAAGGGGCAGCACCGATATTTTCTGTCCGCGTAGCGAAAAATCGTCGGGTGCGGTTGCTCATCCTGCTTGAGAGAAAGTGTCATGCGCCGCTTCACGCTCTCCTCTTTTGCCAGTCCCCAATACCAGCCATCCCAGTCTGCGCGATTGCACATCCGCTCCAGGTCGCCCTTTCCGGCATGGCGGCTGGTTGTCCAGTCTTTCGCTGATCCATCAAACACGTGATCGGTCTGGACAATGTGCAGATTGATCGGCCAACGACTCATAAATTGTTCGATCACGTCCGCGTAGTTGTGAATGATCCAGGATTCACCAGACGCCAGAAAATACATCGGCATCTGCGGATCACGCTGGTAGAGCATGTGCGCCAGGACAATGCTCTGCTTCCCGAAAGAGAGCGAGAGGTAGGAGTGTGGGGCACACGCGCGCATCAGGGCAATCCCCTCAAGCGCAAAGGCAAGTTTACGCCGATATGTGGAGAGCTTTGCGTAGAGACGCCCCTGCGCGAGTTGCTGCTCAAAAAGTGTCAAGGCATTTCCCCCAAGAGCGCACGAATCTCCGCCCCATGCTCCTGCAAATGCTGCTGGTACGCCTGCCCGAGCGGAATGCTGATCTCCTGGCTCTCCGCCTGCACGCGCGAATCAATGGAGAGCCACTTATCAAAGTTGACCGCAATCTCGCCCAGCCCGACTGCCGACTTCCCACCGATATACGGCATGCGGGAGAACTGCGCGAGGCCGCAGAGAAACGCCTCGAACTCAATATCTGTTACATCGTCCAGAGTAATGCGCCAGTAGAAAGATGTGCCTGCGGCAAAGGTCTCGACATAGTACATCATCTGTTGGTGGTGCTCTTTGGCCGGCGTGTCGGCGGCAGGATCGGGAATCAGCGCGTCTTCAGTCGGGCCTGCGAGTTCTGGCCGTTCAGAGGCAGCGAGCAAAGGCCGCAAGTGCTCGTTTTTGGCGTCGTCCTTGCGCGTGTACATCTCCTCTTGCAGATACTCCCAGATGGAAGGGGCTTTCTCGTTGCGGTAGAAAGTCGGAAGGAGGTGATTCGTCTCCTGGCAAATCGGGATGAGCTTGCCGCATTTGAACTTGCCGGGAAGTATCTGAGATTGGAGCGCGCCACCAAATACGCCGACAAGCGGAATAAGTTTTCTCAACTCTCTTGCTCGTTCGATGTTGACGCTTTTCCCTCCGTCCGACGTCAGGGCTCCCCCCGAGAAGAGAAAATGAAAAGCGGGAAGAGTTAATCCTTGAACCCGTCCTCCTTCTTCATCAACTCCATATCCAAGATGTTTACACATATGGAGCATTGCCCTATCTCTCAAAAGTCCGCGTAAGCTATTTCCTGAAATCACGGGGACCTCTTCACATCTCCCATTAGGTTGGATAAACTTTTCCCTTCTCAATTTGGTAGATATGCCAAAGCTCTGCCCCCCATTGTGAGAGATAGACTGTAAGGCTTGAACTTTTCCTTCAAAAAGAAACGTCCGCATTTCGCCTCCCTTCAATTGCCTTTTGTATTGCATCAACGCAAGCAGTTACGTTTTCTTTTATTTGTGACTCCCAGAACCGCAAAACTTCATAGCCAGCGGCGGTTAACGCTTTATCCTGGCGGTCGTCTTTTTTTACCATGTGGGGTAGCCTGTGCCAATAATCGCCATCCGCTTGAACAACAAGATGAAGGTGAGGAAAAAGAATGTCTGGCTGGCAAATCCCCAAGAGAGAAACATGAGTCAGGTACATGAACCCTCTCGCAGTTAGCTCTTTTTGGAGAGCTACCTCAATGGAAGTATTTTTATTAGGTATATTCTTTTGAGAAAGCCTGAGTTGTCGTAGTATGTTTTTTGCTTCAGGGATGCGCTCGTAATATTTCTTTCGAGAATCCGACATTTTTAAGCGTGATTCAGGGCGTGCCTTCTTTCCACGATGGCCGTTGCCGATTTTTTGTTTAACTTCTTCTGTTCGTGGATGGCCTAAAAGCTTATGCCGAAGAGCGGATATCCTTTTCTCCTGATCTATAAGCAAAGCCCCCTTACGCCCCGCTTGCCTGGTCGCTTCTTGTTGTTCTAGAGAAAGGGTTTGCCACCAGAAAGAAGAAGCCCGAGCGAGGGCTTGACGATGTTCTTGTGATTTTGGTTTTCCCTTCAATATCAGTGAATGTTTTTTTCTCGCTTCCGCTAGCCGTAAGTGATGGCCTTTTATGAAGCGACGTGGTTTGCCATGAACAGTGAAAGCGGGTATTACCGCCCCACATCCACACCCGCATTTAACAGCATTTACAATCAAAGGAGAGCCTCCTCTTTCTTCTCTGGCTCTTTTCGCTGCCGGGCCTTCTCTTTGCGCTCCTCGTTGGCCACGCGCACCAGCAGCACTAAAAGTGTGGTCTCGTCACGGAGCATCTTCAGGATGGCTTTCTCCTCGCCACACTGCATCACCGCCGCAACCTTCTCGGTATCGTCGGCGAAAATCGCGATGCCGAGCCGCTGCGTGATCTTGGCCAGGAAGGTACTCAACTTGGCCGTGTAGGCGGCGGAGCGGAGGTTGTCCTCAAATTGTTGCCAGATCCCGTAGACATAACGCTTTTTATAGTCCGGCGAGATTCCTCGCCAGAGCGGCGTCAACAGGTCAGTCGCCAATTGTTCGTGCGTCATCACATTCCTCCTTCTGCGCTAAGAAAATCGCGAGTTGCAGCGGGAGGCCGCCACGGTGCTCCTTGAGGAACGGTTCATACTCCCGCCAGAGCGGCAGGATCTTCATCAGCGTCTTTTGCGAGTACCGCCCGGTCTCGATCTCGCTCTTGCTCGCGCCGGCATTGTAGAGCGTCTCAATCGGCGGCAGCAGTTCTGCCAGCAACTCAGGGCAGGGCATCATCCGCTGTTCCTCGAATTGCCAGAAGCCCGACTGCGCGCGGAAAATAATATGCTTTTGTCCGCTTTCAGCAATCACTGCGAGCTGTGGCTCCTGGAGCAGAATTTCCCGCATCTGCCGCTTATTGCCCTTACTCAGCGGTTTCCACTCATCGTTGATAACAAAGTGGGAATAGTTGCGCATCCTTTGTGGCTTCTCCTTGCCGACGCGCTGGCGGAGCGGCTCCGAGGCTTCGGCAAAACAGAACTGACAGGCCTGGCAGAGAATGGAGCCGGGAAAGAGCTTGTCGAAATCCATAAACGTGTCACGGACCCACGACGCGAAGACGAGGCCGGTGCCGTCCTGGCCACAGGTGCGACAAGAACCAGGGGTCTCACCGGACAGAGCGGGTTGACCAGCGGCGGACCAAAGAAGGGAAGTGCTCATGCTCCGCTCTGACGTATCGTATCTATTGATAATAGTCAACTCACCTGCTAGGAGAACCCCATGCAGGAAAAACTCACCCTCTCGCAGGCCGCCACCCGCTGCAAAGTCTCCCGGCAGCGCATCCACCAATGGCTACAGCATCACAATCTGTTACAAGCCTGTGAGCACATTCCCGGACCGACCGGCCAGACCGTTTTGCTGCTTATCCCTGCGGAATTACTCAAGAATTTCCCGACACAAATAAATGTGTAATATCTATTGACAATTATCAACAAGGTGCATATTCTGACAGTATCGCGGAGAAAGGAGCACCGAGATGGCAACCGTAAAAATAAAAAAGGGAGCGTTTGAAATTTCGACTCAACCCAATAAAAGTTGGGGACTTCCCTACCCCTCCTCTCGTAGCGGCCAGAAGGGCGAAGTCATAGGCCGAGAGGGCGACCGCCTCCGTGTTAAATTCGCGGATGGCGAAATCGCCGTATTTGATGAGCTCAGCATCCTCGAGGAAGCACAGCTCTGCCGCCGGTGCGGGTATCCGGTGGGGGAGGGGGAACATGGGCAGGGAAAGTGCCCTGCCGGAGCCTATGGGGCAAACATAGGGGACGAGCCGTAGGCCGCGCGGCCGAATCACCAGAAGGAGAAGAACGATGGCGCGCGGACAAGAGGGTAACCACGACTTCGTCAAAAACCACTCGGCGGATTGCTTGAGTAAATTTGACACGGATTATTTCGCATTTGACTCAGAGCACTGCGTTGCCTGTCGCGTCGAGGTGGAGAGGAGGAGAAGGGAAAATGCGGGAGAGCTGACGACCGAGGATCAGCAAAAGTTGCATGATATTTTCAAACTCTAACGACCCCCCCGCGGCCGGTCGCAGCCGGTCGCGCTGAGGAGACTCAGAAGAAAGGAGCACCGACGATGAAGACGCAAGACGTTTACCCTTTTTACCGACCCTACCGCGCCCGACATTTTCGCTTACGAGAGACGGATGAACGCCACACGGGCTATCCGTTTCGTCGCGATCTCGTCGCCCGTAAATATACGCGAGAGGAGGTAGATGGCTATCTCGCTCTTATTAAGGCTGGTGAGCCGGTCAGCCTCAGTCAGCATTTTAGCCGCTAGCCGCCTGAGTCCCCCCCCCCGCGGCCGAATAGCCAGAAGGAGAAGGACATGGAGATTTTACTTACAAACTCTAACACGAAAGCCCGGGCAGCATTGCGCAAAGCAGCAAAGCGACTAGCCGTCGATGTGCTTGCGGTCCAGTACCGCATTGAGCGCGGTCTGGGCATTACTCTTACGCCGCTCGCGCAGCTCAAATACTTCCACGAAAGCGAAGCGAGCGGACTGTTTCACGCGGCACGAAAAGTCCAGCTCGCCGCGGGGTATACCGCTCACGTTGAGCTCGTGAAAACCATACCGGCTCCCCCAGCAGGTTCCAATGAGGAGGAGAAGGAATAAGAGATGTCTAATTGTCATGAATTCATCTGTCCGCTCTGCTTTGAGGAACAATCTTTTGATTTGAGCCTCAAAAATGCAAAACTTTATCCCCCGCATTGTGGATGTTATATGTCGTCGAAAGTTCACTTTCTGGCGAATGCGGAAGGCTTTCTTATCGCGCGGGAGATCATTCTCTTCCATCGGCAAGAGAAAGCTCGCAGGGAAGAGAATTTTCATCAGCGGACGGAGAGCATTTTGCGGTGCCTAAGGGATCTTCTCAGGGATCTCTGATGCCCACCAATTGAATGAAAAAGCTTGATACTGAAGCTCACTCGTTTGCGCCCACCCCACCGGGGGACGAACTGAGTGAAACCTGAGGAGAATCGCAGTAACGATGAGCCCGACGACGAATAACCCGAGACGCATTGAAGTCGGCATTGTGCGTGTAGCCACAATGCCAACAGCGGAACATCTCTCGCTGCGGAGATCGACAAGATGACGCTCTGCTGCCCCACCTACACTGACGAAAGGGGCTGCCTGGGCTATAGCTCCGAAGACCGCGAGAAGCCCGCATACTGGTATTCCCGCTAGGAGAGATGCACCGGTGTTACTGAGTAAGCGAGCAGCGGCAAAATATCTGGAGGTCAGCCGAATGCGCATCTACGAGTTGCTCGCCTCCGGCTCTCTCCCTAATTTGCATGTGGCCACCCTTGAAAAATGGAGGGAAGAGCACGCCGATGCTCGCTTGCGCTATCGGGGATTGCTTCCTCTTTCCGCTCTGCGAAAAAAGAAGAGATACCCCCGGAGAGTAAAAGCCGCAGTTTTACGCACGGCTTTAGAGCCAGCCGAGCGGCTCCTGCAATATGCGCTGGTCCGCCAGGCACGACACGCGGGGCTCACACTCCAAGCGATCGCAACAGAAATGGGGCTAACTCGGGAACGTATTCGACAAATCTGCCTATAATTGCTGTAACTGAGTCTCCCCCCGCGGCCGGTCGCAGCCGGTCGCGCTGGCGACATTCACGACCCATGCGCAAACGAGTGAGCTTCAGTAAAGTGACGATCTGCGCCCCAAATGAGACTCGGGTCTCAATATAAACACGAGAGTGTCAGCGAAGTATGCGGAATTTTAAGTAGGGCCAGAGGGAATAGGATCATCGACATCAAGAAAGCGTGTCCTGACCTAAACTGGCGCAATTCCTCAGTTTTCTTGTGATTCCGACCACTTAGAATGGCCCCTTTCCCCTCACCAACCCCCGGAAAATCCCTCATCCTCGTGAGACCCCTTCGACCCTGGTGCGCCTCAGTTGCGGAGTATATCATTCTCGTGTAAGGATTCCGTTGCGGGTCGAAGTTCCAGGGTTATCTGGCAATGACCCCTGGAGCAACCACACATCCGCACGCCAAGCCAGTTCTCATTATCAGGATCGGGCCGGACATGGAGCGTTATCCTGCTCAGATAAAATGCTCTATGGCAACACGTCCGATTCAGCAGGAGGAACGATGGTCAACTACGCCCAGCACTTCAACGTGCTGGAAACCCCACAATTGCAGCCGATTCCTGGCAGCACGCAAGTAGAAAACTCGGCGGGTGGATTTTCCTTTGCGGTCGATGACTGGGTACGACTTGACCGCTTTCTTGTATTGGGCAATGAAGGCGGCTCCTATTACGCCTCAGCACGCAAGATGACCATAAAGAATGCCGAGGCCGTCCTGCGGTGTATCCATGCGGACGGACCTCGGGTCGTCGCGCGCACCAGAGAGATCAGCGAAGCAGGCCGAGCGCCGAAGAATGACCCGGCGCTGTTCGTGCTCGCGATGTGCGCAGGCTTGGGAGATCCTCTCACCAAAAGTGCCGCCCTCGATGCCTTACCGCGTGTCGCGCGGATCGGGACCCACCTCCTGCACTTCGCAGAATATGTCCAAGGCTTCCGAGGCTGGGGGAGAGGACTGCGCCGCGCTATCGCCGCATGGTACGAGCAAAAAGAGGCCGCCACCCTCACATTCCAGACTGTAAAATATCAGCAGCGAGATAAGTGGTCACACAGAGACTTACTCCGCCTATCGCACCCAAAGACGGCGGCGCTCGCACACAAGCAGGTGTTTGAGTGGATCTGCCGTGGAACAGTAAAACTCCCCGCTCTCGACGAACTATCGCCGGAACTCGGGGTCATCGCCGGTTTCGAGCAGGCAAAGACGGCGGAGGAAAAGACGCTAGTCGGCCTCATCGAGAAACACTGCTTGCCGCTGGAGGCAGTGCCGACCGAGAAGCGCACGCGCAAGGTGTGGGAGGCTCTCATACCGACTCTCGGGCTGACGGCGCTCATTCGCAATCTTGGCAACTTGAGCAAGGCCGGCGTGCTCGCGAAGGGACAATGGAGCGCAGTCGAGCAGGTCACACAGAGGCTCACCGACACCGACCAGTTGAAGAAGGCACGCATTCATCCGATAGCGGTTCTCGCAGCTCTTCTCACATATCAGCAAGGTCACGGCATGCGCGGAAAGGGAGAATGGGGGATCGTTCCAGAGGTCGTGGACGCGCTAGACCGTGCGTTTTACCTCTCCTTTCAGGTAGTGGAGCCGACCGGCAAGCGAATTGTACTCGCGCTCGACGTGTCAGGCTCGATGGACAGCGGAGAAGTCGCCGGTATCCCTGGCCTCACTCCGCGTCAGGCATCAGCAGCAATGGCAATGGTGAATTATAAAACTGAGAAGCAACTCGCACTCGTCACGTTTTCGCATGAGATGGTGCCAGTCGATATAAGCCGCTGTCAGCGCCTCGATACTGTCGTGAGAGGCTTGAAGGACATTCCTATGGGCGGCACGGATTGCGCTCTTCCGATGCTCTGGGCACTGAAAAATAACATGCAGGCTGATGCGTTCGTGATTTACACAGACTCAGAAACCTGGGCAGGTCGCATCCATCCGATACAGGCATTGCAGCGATACCGTCAGAAGACCGGAATTGGCGCAAAACTCATCGTGGTAGGTATGGTCGCGAACGAATTTAGCATCGCCGACCCCAGAGACGCCGGTATGCTGGATTGCGTAGGCTTCGATACGGCGACACCGCAGGTCATCAGTCAGTTCATTGCCTAGCGTGCGTCATCCAGCTTATCCACCGCCCCGCGATTGTAGCCCGGCTGCAGGTGTCCGTACAGATCGACCGTCGTGCGGATCGAGCGGTGTCTGAGTTGCTGCTGGACGTAGGCGAGGTTCTCCCCCTCCTCCAGCAGCCGCGTCGCGAAAGTATGCCGTAGGTCGTGAATCCGAATGCGGGGGATCCCAGCCAGGATAAAGAGCCGGCGCCACGGGCGGGTGCGGAAGTTACTGGCGTTGACCGGACGCCCGCGCTTGTTCGGGAAGACCAGGTCGGTGTCCGCGACGTGCGCTGGCTTCGCGGCGCGCAAGACCTCGGCAAGCTGCGTACTCAGATCTACTCGCTCTGCCCTACCGCCCTTGGGGATCTGGATTTGTCCGCTCGGCGTGAGCGTGCGCCGTATCCATAGGCAGCCGTGCATGAAGTCGACGTCCCCCCATTGCAGCGCCAACGCCTCACGCAGGCGCAACCCACTGCGCGCATAGAGCAAAATCAGTGGGTACCATAGCGGGAGCTTCTTGCGGCAGGTCTCCAGAAGATGGATCAGTTGATCCTTGGTGAGAGCCGTCCCGACTCGTTTCTGCACGTCCCCGCGCACCGTGGGGATGATCCGGGCCACCGGGTTGCGGGAGAGCACTTGATCCTCAATCGCCCGGGCGAATACAGCGGAGAGCGGCGCCAGCGTGCCCTTAATGTATGGGCGGCTTTTGCCGGCATCGGTCATATGGGCAATGAGCGCGCGGATATCGTCCCTGGTGATCTGCGTGAGCGGTTGATCGCCGAGCCGCGGCGCAATCCATAGACGCCAGGTCATGGCATAGAGCTGGTAGGTGCTGGGCTTGCAGTAGAGCTTGGCGTGATCGGCCAGCCAGCGCTCGAAGAAGACGCGCAGGGCAGGAACGGTTTGCTTACTGGGGAAATCGCCGAGCGCGATGGTTTGGCGCATTTTCTTGGCATACTGCTCTGCCGCAGCCTTGTCGCCAACAAGCCGATACTTGCGCTTGCCCCGGTGCGTGGTGATGACCCACCAACCAAGGTGCTCCTTACCCGATCGTTTGCGGACGAGCACGCCCATGAGGATGTCACTTTCCTCTCGTCGCGACCTCGCACAGCACGCCGGCATATTCAATAAGTGCGTGACAGCCGCCGTTGCCTCTCCACTTCCCTACGGCACGCGCGACAGCATCTGTCAGACAACCTTCATCGAGCATTTGGGCCAGACGCATCACAACGAATTCATCTGCTACGTCATGAGGCAGGGCGACCCCGGATGCTGCCTTCGCGCGCATCGACGAGTCATGCCACCCCGTTTTATCCCAGCCGTCATACCCCTCACACGCCCAGAAATGGATGTGGGTGTCATTCGCCCAGATATAAATCTCCCCGCGCATGTAGGCCATTGCGTGACTTCCTGGTTAGTCTTGTCTCAGGATGGGTAAGGGTTTCGTAAACGGGAAAATCGCCTGTGTCATCGTTTCCCCGCCCGAGCACTGGCCCAGGTCCGACAGCTCCGCATTGCCCGAGCAGACTTTCGCGCCTGAGCTGATCACCCTCGTGGTGCCGATCTTCAAGTCGCCGGGTCCGGTGATCTCCACCTGCGTCCCCGCCGGCAGATAGCACTGCTCCCAACCGACCAGATAGTTCGTCGGATAGTTCCAGCCGACCGTCCCAGGGCTGGTGACCGGGATCATCAGATTTGTCCCGGCTGGGTTGACGACGGTGCAGTGGGCCCCGGTCGAGGTGCCGTGCTGGGCGTTGTAGGCCGCGCCGCAGCCGGAGAGGAGGAGGAAAAGCAAGAGAGACAATCGTAATCGATCCATGAGAATTCCTCTAGCGCCGTTCCGTGCGCTCTTTTTGCCGGAGTGCCTCACCGCAGAGAATCTGCATATTACTCTCCGCATCAAGACCGCCCTTCATCAGCGGCTGAATGTGGTCAACCTGGCAACCCGCCGGCGTATGGGTCAAACCATGCACCTTCAGAAAGTGCATGCGCACCGTGGAACTTCGCGGGAAACGGGCAGAACCGGATCGGGCAAAGGCTGGAGAAGAAAGCAGGAGAAGGAGCAAACAGAGTATCGTAGCCATTGTCCCACTACGCTCTCCGTTGTCATTTTCATACTTTTCCTCTGGCGGTTCTGGTGGTTCCCCGTAGGCAATGAGAACATCAAGCTTCTGGCGCAAAGTCACCTCTGCGTGAGTCACAGCCTCGATGATTCCCGCCAGTCCCAAACTCACTGTTGCCATCAAAAAAACAATCCCCGCCTCTATTTCAAGGATGGCATTCGTTGCATGGCTGACGATCAAAATTCCTCCCATTATTAAGAGGCTCCCCCAGAGTTTTAGCCCGGTGACCATATTTTTCTCCTTTGTGGGCATCACTAGCCATCTTCTCGCACGTTGTCAAATTTTCCATCACAGATTGTTACCTTACCCCTCATTTACTTCCCATCGGCAGGTCGCCGGAAAAGATAAATCACCTTCCCTTCTTTTTTAACCTGCGCGCGAGGCAGCGGTTTCCTTCTTTTTCGGCTTCGGCTCATCGTTGGGTTTTATGAGGCCAGCCCCGCGCCGGAAGTAATCCAGTTCCACGCCAAAAAAGAGCGCAAGCCCAGGCTCAGCGAAGGTTTCCCAACTCCCACCAGATTCCCACCGCTGATAGCGACGAATGAAATTGATGGGATCGTCTGGGTCAAGCTGCATAACGACCTGCGGCTGTGTCAGCCCACGCCGCTCGCGCAACTCTTTGAGGAGCGCGCCCCGCCGTTTCTGTTCTTCTTTCGCCAATTTCATATTTATTTTATCGGGGGACTTTGTCCCGCTTGACTATCACGACAATTTAGCGTACATATGCATCTGTTATGAAAAATATCTATTCTCTAACAAATCTTTACCCTCTCGACTATCGGAAAGTCAAGGTACTTCTCGCCCAGCAGGGGAAAAAGGTGAGTGGCCTGGTGGCGGGACTTACACAGCCGACAATTTCTAATCATATCGCTGGCCGTTATCGGAATCGCCTCATTCAGCAGGCCATCGCCGACGCCCTCGGGGTGCCTCTTTCCAAAATTCTCCTGAAGCCGAAACCGGCGCGCGACGCCCAGGACGCCCAGCACGCCGCATAGGAGCCCATCGTGTCGCACTTCTACAAAGCCGCGAATGGGCGCCTGATTGCCCGGGCACGCAGCGGCCAGTTTCGACGCAGCACGCTCGCGGACATCGGTCTAGCCTGCTGCGCGAAGTGCAAGGTCATCTTCACGCCGGCGCGGCCGCCGGGTGACATCAACCCGCGCGACTTTCACACACTCCAGCGTTTCTGTCCCAAGTGTCTATGAGGAATCTCAGCATGCGACGCCACAGACTCCCAGATCCGTTAGGCAGCGGCACTCGTGCCGACCCCTTCAGGGTGGACATGTCGGCGCTCCGCAGGCTCTCCATACCGGAGCCCACACCGCAGCAGACCATTCACATCCGCAGCGGGAAATCCGAGGACTCGCCGACGCTCTGCGGTGCGGAGAGGACAAGTCGCGACTGGCTGCGATGGGACCACCTGCCGGGCACACCCTATAGCAGGGGCGGTCTATTCTCGCTGCTGTGCGAAACATGCTTTGATCTCTACCAGGCCGCCAAGAAGAAAGGATAGGGCTCCGCCATGCACCTGCATCCACACACGCAGTTTACTCAGCCTGCCTGCCCCTGCGGCGCCGATGGCCCGCACTGCGACCTCAAGCTGCACCGCTTCGTGCAGTGCAAATGCGGCATGGAGTGGCTGATGCGATCGCTACAGGAGATCGCCCAGCGGCTTGAGATACAGCCGGTCTCTGAGCGGACGTACAACCACAAGAGCGCTGCGGAGAGTTAGCCATGCCGCCCAAATACATTTCCCTGGAGCAGGCTGCCAAATTGCTGGGGCCTTCGGCTTCAACATTGCGGCGCAAAATCGCGGACGGTGAACTGAAAGCCTACCGGGTCAACCCGCGCGGCAAGATCTTCGTCCGCCAAGGCGACGTGGAACAATTGCTGACCGTCGACCGGCCTGACACTGCCGCGCGTGATCTGGTGGCGCTGGAAAAGGCGACGTGGGAGCAGTTCAAGGCTGAGCAAAAATCAGTGCAACACGGCACACCTCCTGTGCTGCACTGAAGGTGATGATATGTCACTCGCTGTTGAAACGGAAACCCAGTCTAAAAAAACCTACCGACGCTACCGGGAGGTGCAGCCAGCAGACACGGTGCGCCGGATCGTCTGGGAAAACCGGATGACGCTGAAAGAGATTGCGCTGTCCCCTGGCATAGAGGAAGGGGAGATGGTCGTGCATCGCTGGCTTAATCAGAGCCGCGATATACCGGCACGTAAGATGCCTGCACTCTTTGTGGCGCTCCACCGGAATATGCGCCTCTGGTCCTGTCTCTTGGATCAATGCGACCTCATTGCGATGCCCAAACCCACTGTGACAATCCGCCGTTCTCCCGCTCGTATACTCGGGGAGATCACACTCAGTCAGGCAACCATCTTTCAGGTGTCCTCGAAGATTTTCCGCATGGAAAAAATTACTGTCGATGAAGTCCGGCAATTGCGCGAACAGAGCGAGAAACTCAAGCAGTCTATTGATGAGATGGTTGCCATCGCGGAGAAGCTGCTTCAGGAGCAGCAGAAGGGAGAAAAACAGTGAGTACGCGGGGCGTGGCGCGGCAGGGCAAGGCGTGGCAAGGCAAG